TCTTTTTTAAAGTTATTTACTATTCCAGATACTTCTGATAAAGTTAACTCTGGATATTTTTGCATCACTTTATTAACTGCATCAATGTCAGATTTAGCTGACCTGAGCAGGTTAATGAACTCTGTCCTTTCGTGTTTAGAGTCAAACCAAGCAAAATATCTTACACGCATTGATATTCGTATTCTTTTATTTTACTACTTAATTCATTCCATTTAGTGATATCTATATCAGTAGCATCTACTAAATGTATTATATCACATTTAGTATTGAATACTCTTCTAATATAAGATATTCCTTCTTTGTAGTGATACTTATTCTTATAAGCACGAGGTACTACATTATGAAGACGAGTTATTAATTCAGTCTTCATTCTCATCTCTGTTGCAGCTTTCTCCCATGATTCTGGAAGATTCTGTCTAATAAAATTCATTAATCCCATTTCAAATTAATTTATTGATTAAACTTAATTTTTTATTTGTAGTAAGGGGAGGACTCGAACCTCCGATACCAGCTTTTGATATTATCTCACCGCTCTACCATCTGAGTACTATCCTTACTCCAGCTTTCTACGACATTAGCTTAGCCGTTGGACTCTGTTATCACGCTGCGATACCAGTATAGTCCATTACATAACTTGTATTGCCAGTTATCTGCTTATTGACCTATTCTATTCTGTTTCAACGGTTCAATACTATTTCACACCCTTATTATATTTTTTTAGTGGATGTGCGCGGTACTGCCCCGCGGTCACCTGAAGGCATAAATAGACCTAACAGTCAATTCTTTTTACAGTTCGGTATTATACCTACTCTATTGTGGGTATATGACCGACCAAAGTCATATACCCTATGGTCTTGAGAATGGTTAGTTCTCTTATACTGATCTTGATAATACACGAATAATAGTTAAAGTATAGATACTTTAAGCGATTCAAAGATTCATATTATTCAGTCTAACTTGATGTCACGACTAAGGCGTTTCTCTATCTCTAGAGGACAATCTTATTGTCGCGATCTCAGACTTATGATCAGTAGTTCACGGTAGTTCCCCATAACTGATTTAAAAATTCTGTATGAGACCTGTTAATTCAGGTCCTTGTATGCCTCAGGCCCTAGAGTTCAAAAGAACTATTTCCGACTCACATACTAAGCTATTGATTCAAAGATTCTAAGCTTGGAACCTCTTTTATTTTGTTTGTTTTGAGTTAGCGACGATTTACACCAGGTACTAACTCATCGAATGTCCACTGCCAGGAATCCGGGAAGATATCGCGCAATTCTTTTTGAGATTCGTCAATACTCTTACCGATTTCGATAAGGTCTTTATCGTACTGCTTCTTCATCTCGCGAGCTTCTTTATCCCATGCGGACACAGGTTTATTTCCACTCTTGATATCTTCAGCAAGTGCAGACAAATCCTTCAGGTAGGTTTTAATACGTTGGTTTGTACGATTAGAACGGCGAACCTGCAATACCGCAGAGGATACTGTAAATTCACATTTCTGTACAATAGCTACTAAATCTTTCGTTAACTTTTCTTTGCGTCGTTCAGCAATTTTCTTTGCTGCTTCTTCTGCAATTTCTTCAGTTACCTTACTTGAATTAGCGATTACATCTTGGATGTTTTCTCCATTTACATCCTCTGTGAGGATGTTCATTTTCTTTGTTTCTGCCATTTTGAATACAGTTTAATTGATTTAACAATAAAATTTATTTAACACTATAATATAATCTTAATAAAAGAACAGTCGTCAAAATATCTCTTTTTAGCTTCTATTATAGCTACTGCTATAATATTTAGCCTTAATTTGATATCTTTATACTTATTCTTTTTATGAATTTTTAGTGCTGCTTCTCTACTACATCTATTAAAATACGATATAGCTTCTAATCTTTTCTCCTCGTATAGAGTAGGAGTAATAACTATGTTAGTCATATAATATGACATCTTAAGCAGTTTTAAGTGCTTGTCTACGCTCTCGATTTAATCGAATTTTACGTTGACGATAACTTTCTCTTTCACCTGCTTTTATCAGCTTACGATTTTCATAAGCTGTCTCTCGTTTCTTACGATTTATAGATGTAAGAATAAGGTAATTAGTTACTCTTTGATGCTCTTTCTTTAAGTATGCTTCAAGTTTAGCTATTTCCTCTTCAGCCCAGTCAATATATTCTTGTACTGGCTCTTTGTTCAATTTTTCTAGCTCTATAAATTCTTTTAGAGCTTTTATACGTTTTGTTTTACTCATATTTTTTTGATAAATTTAAGTAATGATTAAAAAGAACTATCCTATTTATTCGTATCTTTTATTCATAGGTAACCCGTTTCCTTCATCACTGACCAATAAATGGTTGACCGTTGTATAGTCCGTTGTACTCTTGAATAGCAGTCTAGCAACTGCTAAACTTCCATTAGGGATTTGGTTATAAATAGTTCTTTAGGTTGACTGAATCCACCATTTTACTAACAATTTAAATTAGTAATATATAGTATTGAGTAGAGACTCTGGCGGGGTCTCTACTTCTTTACTATTCTTTGGTTGTATTCTGAGTTTACACTCATGAGTACATTCACTACAGTTGATGTGATTATCAAGTGTAGGACAATCATTGTTTACTTCCATGCTTTCTTACGATTATAAGGCTCCATTTTCTTATGTTTTGGCTTCTTTTTGAATTCCTTTGGAGGTTCTTCATTATTCTTCTTTGCCATACTAGTAAAATTTAAATAGAGGATTAATATCTCGTAATAACTCAGGTAATGCGGATAAACCGTATTCCTTTAGTACCTTACGATGTTCGTAATATGCGGCAGTAGTATTTACTTTAGCAATAATACTTACTGGAACACTAATAACTTCACGATTTTGTTGTACTAAGAACTTACATAGTTCTGAATTCAATAGCTCTCGTGTCTTGAGAGCAGGTGAACCAATAGATGCAACAATCTTCCTACAGAAGTCTTCTATTACTGGTATTTGCGGATTAGATGGTCTATTTACTGCTATATCAGTTGGAGTTAAACATTTAGCTACCATAGCACTCATCACATCTTCATCTGATAAGATACTTACATCTACGTTCTTAGCATCTGTATTATTTGCTATATTTGATGCTAAAGATGTTACTAGTGCATGTTCATCTTTTATTTCTCCTTTAAATGTAATAATAATTGCTTTCATACTTTACTTTTGATAAGTTATTTACTAGGAATACTAATAGATACTTCTATTTCATATTCTTCTAATTCTTCAAATAGTTTATCAGTATTTGATTTACTGATAATTTCAATAGGTGGATTAACCTCTACTCTTTTACCCGGTACTGTTCTACATAGCTTTTTAGCTCGTTCTAACGATATACCAAGTACTTTAGTAGTAGCTAATAGATTTGCAAGATAGTGGTCGTTACTGAACTTTATTTCAGTTAATTTACGACCTTCTTTTACTTTATTGACTACCATTCTTCTTCCTCTGATGAAATTAGGTTTTCAAACTTAGTAAAGAAATTATCTGGATCTTTACAGATAATTTTTGCATTATCTGTCTCTATGACTGCAACATTTCCATGTTTGTTATTGCAGCTCTGAGTTATGCTATCAATAGCATTGATGTTAATAATACAAGGTTTTGTTTCTTCAATATCTGCAAAGCATTGCTCTACAAATAAAAAATCTCCAATCTTTTTCATGTTTCTAAAAATTTAAATTGTTAATAATGACGCCTGGACACTCAGGATTTAATTAAGTTAGTGCCAACATAGTTTATAGCATTTGTTATAAGACAAAGATAAACGACTACAATCGTTACTTACTATGACTCTCACTATAGTTTTAACTCATAAGCAGAAATAGCTGTCAAACTAAATCTTATTGGAGTACATGATTTTAACGTCCGCACTATCATAAGCACAAATACGAGTATCTCTATACTTATCTTATCGTATTTAGATTTAGTATAGATATGCGCTTACTTAAGCCCCACATGCTTGTCATTTTCTGAGGACGTATACTCTATCTTCACAGACTGAGTATACTAAACTCTAATATTCATTTAAAACAGAAAGAAGGTTTGGTTTTAATTTTGAATAGAGTCATTTACAATCGTTGATATAACATGAGTTTGTATAGAGTCATCAAGATATTTTTGAGCTCTTGCTCCAGATAGTACTGTGTTATACGTTGATGTGTTTGTTTCATATATGTAAATCATGTCTTTTATAGACAACGATGTACCATGTTGCATCAAAATATCAATTAATACTACCTTTGGCATAGCTAAAAAAACACTATCAACCCTTCTATCTTCCCTCATTTGTTCTCTCATGTTGAGAATATCCTGTATTGTTGTTACAGGTTCCTCAATAATAACTTGAGGATCTTCTTGTACTTCTTCTTGGTTTACACCATTTAAGAAATTAGCAATGTTTTCACGCTCTGCGTAAATTATTGCTCCCATCATGCCTATTAAGGCAAGGATTGCTACTACTACCCAAACAGTTCTTCTTGGCGGTTCAGGTCTCGCCATCAAATCATTTTCCATTTTGATAATGTTTTAAAATTAGTAATTAATCTCCCCAAAACCAATCTTGGAGTAGTTCTTTAAAGTTTTCTATTATGTAATTTCCATCCTCTCTTTCTTTTATCTTCAGAGAAGTCCCGACATGAGCATAGGAAATGTCCAACCCACTGCTAGAATACAAAAAGAACAAACCCGCAGATTTATTATATCCATCTTTTCTGTATAACCAAGAATAGATGTAATAATAATCGAACTTAGGTATCCAAGGTTTATTACTGTTACTAATGAAATTTAGAGCAGCTATAATTGTACTAAGCTGTTCATACAGATTCAAATGCTTATCTTTATAAGTTCTAGGCTTTCTACCTATTACTTTACAAGCATCTTTGTAAGATTTAATTTCTTCTCTTTTCATGCTTTTATTGATTAAAATGTTACTTTATAGTATCTCCAACGAAATATACATGATGATATAGATAGTACTTTACATATACAGTACTATTTTGGTTTGTAATAGGATTACGTAATGTGAACTTATATTCTTCATCATTAGTAATACTTCTCTCTTTATTAACCAATATATAATTCTTGTACTTCATTTGTAAATCTACAAAATTATATACAGTTTTGGACTCTTCATATTCTCTTTTAATTAGAATGCCAACAATATATGTTATTATTGCTATTACTAATATTCTACTAATTCGATTTAATTCATAATATTTAATTACTTTTATCATAAATTGATTTTAATGTTAATTACTAATTATAAAAGGCATTAGTTTTCATAGGTACAAACTGGAAGATTTATTTAACCTATTACTTAACACACTCGCCACGTGAAGGCTGCCTTAATGAGTGCAATCAGTATATCTATATTCACATATAAATATACTGACAACAGTCTTGGCTATATTAAACTATATGACATTTGCGACTGGAAGAAGGTAATATTGCCGTCTAATATAGTTGTTCCTGATTTTAACGTCTGCACTAATACTCGTGACACCACTACTATAAACACGAGATATGAGCCCCACAGGATTGTTAAGGATTCTCACCTTAAAGATACCTAGCTACAGGTCAGCTAGGATTTTTTGTATTACGCTACCCAGTCTTATAATGACTTGACTTGTTCGTATCCCGCAATACCGCAAATACGAACTATCTTTGATTTCATCTGCACTAATATTAGATTATATAATAACATTTGCAACTATTATCATACATTGTCTAAATATAAGCCCCACAAAGTTGATACTGATTCTCACAGTATAGATGCAGTAATATTTACTGCATTAACTTATTAATAAGATGATGTTGTAGATACACTTATAATATCACTATCATTAGGTCCTAATCTGCTTATAAATTTATTTATCTCTTCTTGTTTAACAGCTTTAGGTAATATATTGTATCTTCCTATACAACTATCTACATATTCTTTAGTTTGCTTAATGCCAAGACTAAATTGGTCTTTTAGTATTTTCATTATCCGCATCTTAGTGTCACTACTAACTTTACTAGATATAAACATACTCATTCCCACTTTTTCTAAGTCCTATTTATACTCTAATTCAGGCATGTTTGTACAAGGAACAGATGTTTCTATAAGAATAGATAGTATGTTATCAAATTGTTCTTTTGAACATACTTTAGACATAGCATCTATTAAATTGCCTGTAGATAATTTCTCATCATCGATGAGTTTATCTATTACATACTGTTGAATACAAGTTATTTTCTTCATAATTTGATATTATTTATCTGTTAGTTAATGCAATAAAAATAATAGAGTAAGCGCATTATCCTATCTATATGCTAATTTTTTCTCTTACTCTATTATAGGCTGGTTCCATTAATGAGAGTTGCACCACTATACTGAACCTCGTATAGTGACTCTACCACGTGGATTACTATTCAATCTTTAACCTTTATTGTGCATATAAAGGCGGAATAGTTACTTCTTGACTCTGCATTCTTGACACATAAACTCAAATGTGTTCTCTCCCCGACTTGCCACGGTTATTGCTTACGAGAGATGTAGTTGCATTAAGAAGAGAAGTATAATAATATAGTCCTTAGCGCTACCTAAGTCTTTATAAGGGCATACCTAACTTATATTATTATACTTTAACGTGGTTAAACTATGTTTCACAACATATGAGGATAATTTGCATTTCATAGAATAATTACTTCGCGAATAAATCTGTATATCTTAGTTAAATAACCATATAGATAGATATAATACTATCATTGTGATTATTACTGATAACATACCTAATTCTGTGTCTTTATCCATATGATTATTTATTTAGTTAATGATTGCTGTTTCGTCTTAATTTTCAAAGACTCATCAGGTATCTACAGATACGACAGCCCTCTTCTTATATATCTAGAATAAGATGAGGAGTTATTTAGTAATATACTATAATCCTTCCAAAGACTATATTATATTACAACGTTACTAACGTTCACTAAATTGTAGAGTAGCTAATTCTACAATTTGCGGCTGAATTCGTAATGGAAATGTTCTCTTATGAAGAACTTACTTATCAGCTAGACTTATTATTCAAGTGTCTTACTCTTGGCAACTCCTACTTAATTTAAAATTCATAGGGTTTAAATAAATTATGATAAGATATCCCAAGCAATTAACAGATATCTGGAGCATTATTTTACACCATTGGTTTTTCACGTTGGTTGCTCGTTTTTTTTGGTCTTTGTTCATATATACATTTGACCATTATGTATATATGCCACTTCTTACTCTCTGAGCGAGTTTGCGATTCTCAGATTTCATATTTTCTATTACCGCGTAGATGGCTAATTAGAAGAGCCTATAGTACATCAAAGTGATAACGTTGCACTCACGTTCTATCTATTCTCTTCTCCTGATGCATGTTGAAAGAGATAGAATGCATTTTACACCTAAAACTTATATCTTTATAGCTGCATACTGTCATAACGTTGAGTTATTAACTCCGAGTACATCTTTTCATCCATATAGGAACTATGACTTCTTCTGTAAGCCTTACGCTAATATAAGAAACTGGTGCCCTCAATGTCTTGGGATTGTTACACAACTCCGTAGCTTACGCTACTCCGAAGTTATTGAGTTTTTTAGTTATGATATTATTGGAAACAGATTGGTAGTTTTTATACACTACTACCTAAACGTAAGTGCCATCTAACGCTCATGCACTATTGCGAGTCTTAAGACTTTTTTTGTTCTCTTACTCATCATCTAATTTTAAAGTAAGATATAGAATGTGAAACACATTAAAGATGAGATAAAAGATTAAACCATTAATCCCTCCTATAATGAAATGACAAAATAGAAAAGATATAATGTTCAATAGTCCGTGTATTAATGAATACATAAGCAAAGTTGTTATGTTGATAATAAATGTTGGTTTGCGAAGCAAGCAGAGCCTACATAACAGTAGGCAGTGCTCGTTGGATAAAATCGCCATATATTAAGCGATTACCTCAGTAATGTCGGTTGCGGTTTCGCATGGAATATAAGCACCGGATTCAAGTCCCCGTTCAAAAGTCCTTTTGCATAAGGCATCAGCATTCCCACCGTTTTCGGCACATGTACCATCGGCATTTTCAAAAAGTGTTAAATTAACACTTTTAAACACTTTCGGTATGTACTTTGTTTTAGTCACTTCGATGGTTTTGCCATTACGAACAACCCTCTCCGTTACTTCCTCCTCCGTTTCATAGACACCAGTAACGGAACCTTCTTTGCGAATATAAAACTCCGTACCCGTTGCCCAAGATACCGACATTAACCGTATTGGCGCACCCTTAACTACTTTCCCATCCTTATCCACCTCATAGAGTTTTTCGAGTTGCTCTACTTGTTTGTCCGTTGACGGAAATAGTGTTTTTGTAAAGTTAAAACGCCTTGACATCATAGCGAACGGATTAATACAGCCGTCCTCATCTACTACGTTTGCACCCTCATCACCTTCAACACCCGTTGCTTTAATAATAAAGTACGGCATTTCGTTTTCTCTTTCAACTTTAACAAAGCTTGTTACATTACATTTCATAACTACACAATTTAAGAATTACACAATACACGATAAAAGGGAACGCCAATACCAAATTAGTACGGGGTGTTCCCTGCCGATACTTAATAGAGGGGAGTGAATCTTTGCTGTTTCGCACACGCGGGGGTATTTTATATTTTTTTTAATTCCACACACGCACCACCTCTCTCAAAAAATTTTTATAAAATTTTTTATATTTTATTTTTAAAAATATGTTTAATTTATGTTAAATATCTGTAATTATTCTTAATATTTGCGTTATAGATAATATGAAACATAGCATAGATTATTATATAGAACATATTGAGCCTATGATAGATAATCTAAATAGGCAACAAGAAATACAGATTGATAATACTAAATTTTTAGTATTAAAAGTGCGTACTAAAGGTGTTACGTATATATTAATAGCTAGTCAATATAACTGGAATGGAGTTCACTACTGGGTATATAATACTAATACAAAACAAGTAGAAAATATAATTCATAGTACTTACCACTTCATGCTTAGATTTAAACAGCGTCACTTATCTATTACTAGACTATCAGAAAATAAACAAATAATAGTATGCATGGTTAATATGTTTAAATATTCATATAACCTGTTAAACTACACATCCTCAGTTTATATTACATATAAAAACCGTCTAAACTAGGAGTACCACATATAAGATTTATTACATACATAAGAAAGACTACTAAAAAGAAATAATATGAAACTAATAGAATCCAGTGTACAGATTATTGAGGAGAAAGATCCCTATAAGATGATAGAATTAGCAGGTAGAACTTGCTATAAGTCTGAAGATAAGATAACAGAGAATAGCGCTAAAGAGTTTGTAGATCGTATGATTAAGCTTGGTCATGGAGCTATGTTAGAGCATGGTACTATTTATCTTACTATAGCTAAGACAGCAATGAATATTGGAGACCCTATATTCTATATTAAAAATAAGTACACTAAAGTAAATGAGGATAGTTTATTCTATTACATAACAACTAATATGCGTGTATTAGTAGAGAATAATAGATTAGATGATTTGCAGTATCAAGTAGAACCTACAGAGCATCATGAGAAGCGTATTACAGCTAAATTCATATGTGATAGGGGAGTAAGTCATGAATTTGTTAGACATAGAGTATTTAGCTTTGCACAGGAGTCTCAAAGATACTGTAACTATAGTAAGGATAAATTTAATAATGAACTTACTTTTATTAAACCTACTTGGTTAGATATACCTACAGGTGATTATACTTACTGGGATGGAGATTGGTGTGATATTTATAATATGAAGATCCAGTTACCTTCAGATAATGGTGTAGCAGATAACTTTTTATGGTGTTTGAACAATGCAGGGATGCAATATAGATTGCTAATAAATAAGGGTTTAAAGCCTCAAGAAGCTCGTGGAGTACTACCTAATGCAACTAAGACAGAATTAGTAATGACAGGCTTTGAATCAGATTGGGAGCATTTCTTTGAATTACGTTGTAGTGGTGCAGCTCATCCAGATGCTAAGAAGTTAGCTGATGAGTTAAAATCGTTAATGAATGTTAAAAACATTGAACTTAATAGCGTTAAATAACTATAAATAATGTTAATAAATGTTAAAGAAATAGTAACCAAGATAGTATATTAGACGTTATATGGGGAGTAAGAGGGGTAAAGTAATAACAGTGTCTAGTTAAGTAAAGTGATATAATATTAATTACTCCTACTTTAGATAATCACAAATATAATTACTATGAAACACAAACAAGTTAGAGAAGTAGCTTACTTAGGTAAGAAAGTATATTTTGGTAATAAGCCTTATACTCTAGTAGAGAATGAAGTAAAAGGTATGTGTCAAGGATGTGATTTATATAATTATTATTGCCCTTCTAGGATTACTTCATTATGTACTCAAGGATTTATACTTAAAAGAGATAAACAATGAATAAAATTACGATAAATGATATTGACAATAGTATAGATGATATTTATAATACTCAGATAAATATAACTAATGTAAAGCTGTATATAGATTCTGCTATTATAACAGACCTATTTAATGATATTCCTAATACTTTAGTATTAAAGTATAAAACTTGTTTAAATAATGAAGCTACTATAATAGGTATAGATAGTAACATATTAAAGAATTTTGGTGATAAACAGGTCTATATATCTTATGAAAGAGGGGAAGAAAAATGATTACCAAGACGGTAAGCTACGTTGGGATTTACTACCTTTAGAAGAGATTGAAGATATAGTAAAGCTCTATACTGCTGGTTCTATTAAATATGGTGATAATAATTGGCAGAACTTAGAGAATGGCTACCAACGATATAAAGCCGCTATGTTAAGACACTTACTTGAATATGAGAAAGGCAATAAGGCTGATGATGAAACTAAAGTAAACCATTTAGCTGCTGTAGCTTGGAATGCAATAGCTATGCTTTACTTAGATAAACACGGAAAAGGAAAGGACTATGACATTAAATGATTAGGAATTAGCAAAGATAGTAAGAGATAGAATACCAGTAACAATAGACAACAAATAGTTTATAATAGAGTCTAATCCAATAGGTAGTTGCGATGGCTGTTATTTCTTAAATAGAAACTGTCCTACTTTGGCTAGACGTTATTGTTGTTCTAATGGCGGAAATATATTAATATTAGAGAAACAAAATAAGAAATAATACGTTATTTGAGTATTAAATATAGAATATTATGGAAGATAAAGTACTAGAAACAGTAGTAAATGGAATTAAGTATACTATGTTGAAGGATGTGTTAGTTAAGCCTTTAGAACCAGTTATGGTTACTAAAGAGATAACAGAGCAGATTCCTACAGGTGAAGTTGATGAAGATGGTTTCAATAAGTATGATACACAAACTGAAACTAAGGAGGTAGAGTCTGAATATTCAACAGGTATAGTATTGAAGATTCCTACATGCTTAACAGAATGTGAATATAAAGTAGGAGATACTATTGTTTATAATAAAAAGTTTGCTAAGGACTTTGATTTGTTTAAGGATAGTCAATTAGTCAAACCATATGATATAATTGCTATATCAAATACAATTTAAATTTGCTTAACTCATTGTTAGAATGAACCCTGGCGTTAGTCAGGGTTTTTTATTATCTATATAATAAGTGTTAATAAATGTTAACAGATTTTAACATTTATTTATTCTACCGTTTATAGATACATAAACATTTAAAATAAATATTATGAGCTACAAAGTAATTAAGGAATTTGGTTCTGCTAAGAAAGGTGATGTATTAGCAGAAGATGAAACAGGTTTAGTATCATTTAACATTGCTGAAGATAATTACACTAGAATGATGTCTTTAGATTATGATACTGCAGATTACTTATGTGAAGAAGGTTATCTTTTAAGTATTGATGATGAAAGTAAGTATAATGTAGATGCTACTTTAGAGCTCATTGATGACCTACTTGAGAAATATGAAAGTAACCTAAAAGAGACTAATGAAAGAGCAAATAAAGGTGAAATACAACCTTGTGTTAAGTTAGAAGCTGAGACAGTGTATTATAACTTAAATAAGGTTTTAAATAAAATTAAGGATACGTTAACAAATGAATAAATTGGTAAAAAGTGTAAGCAAAGCCGATTTAAACACAGAATTCTTAAAGAGCCTTAATGGTATACTTGATCTTACTGATAGGGAGCTAGAGCTACTAGCTACATTCATAGCAATAGATGTTAACACTCCTAAGCTCCCTAACATAAGTAAAAATGTAATATCTACTGAAAACAGAAAATATATTAGGAAAGTATTAGGTATTACTCCTGATAATCTTAGTAGATATATAGCTAGATTTAAGAAGCAAGGCATATTAGTTAAAGGTAAGATTGAAGATGAAGTTGTAGTGAATAAGGCGCTTATACCTGAAATAATCGGCGATAGAGTACAGATTACTATAATATTAAGAGTAAATAAAGATGAAGATTAAAACAACAATAGTAAGACCTGGCACTATATTATGTTGGAAAGAATATAACATATTTACCAGATTATGGAATAAATTAAAGAAAAAGGATTTGCCTTATAATAAGTTTGAGATCATTCCTATTAATGTAGAGCTACTTACGATAGATGAGTATAATTTTATTGCGTATACTCCTATACGCAAGTACAGTAAACAGGAGATACACAAACTACAATCTGTTTATGATATAAATGATAGAAATTGGGAAGATATCAAAGCTATAATCAATATAGTAAGGCCTAATACATTTAATGATTCTTCTACTTTAGAAGAATGTAAATATTACAAAAAGATAGATTTAAATGAGGAATCAAGTGAGTATATATACTGAGCTAAGTAATAAGTATAACATACCATATCCTATTATAGAAGTAATATGTAACAGCCCGTTCAGATTTACTAATAGTATCATCTCTAACTTAGATCCTAAACCAGTTAGATTCTCTTACTTAGGTAAATTCAAATTAAAGAAAAGATATGAAAAAGAAACCGTATGATGTTTATAGTCCTAAGATATACCCTAGACTATTATTTGTAAGTACTAATATTGAGGATTTAGATAAATATTTTATATTTCTTGATGTATATGGTAACAACGATGGAAGCGAATATAATAAATTACTACAAGAAATAGATAAATATGATGGTGGAATGGTTACTTGTAAAGTAATACGTAAGAGTGATAATAAATACGGAGTAATAGTGATAGCTGTTGCTAATGCAGAAGATATTACTCCAGACATGATTCCTCATGAGGCAGTACACGTTGCGGATTACTTTTGTGAACAATTAGGCTTATATACACAAGACTTTAAAGATGGCAATGAAGCGTATGCCTACTTAGTAGGATGGGCTGCAGGAAATATAAGTAATACTATCTGTAATGAGTTAAAAAACAAAGAATATGACAATTGAAGAAAGTAAAATGATGTGGAAATTAGAAGTGGAAAACAATAAACCACTCTATGGTTCATTTAGTAAGGAAATGAAGCGCCTATATAACAAAGTAGATGAATTAATTAATGAAGGCGTAATTACTTATGAAGATTTCACAAATGATGTAATTGACAGTATTACTACTACTATAGTAGATAATGGGAAGAGTAATGCAGAACCTAGTAGAGCCGATCAGGTAAATGCAATGTGTGACATGCTATTTAAGAAGTATGAAGAATATAAAAAAGTAGAGCATACAGGAGGAGATAGAGAAGTTTTAGCAGATAATACAGAATTATCAAATAAAACCAGATTATGTGAATCCGAATGTACCGATGGGACGTGCTAAGGAAATTATAGCGAGATTATAGAAAGAATATTATTTAGGTTATTTAATTGATTGATTATTATGGTTAAGTATATTTGTTCAGTAGATAGAGGCACCGTTATTAGTTACGATAAAGAAGTAGAAAATGTTAGCTTACTAAAACATTTTTATGTAGACTATATGTGGTATATTCCTGAAGATGGAGAGTGGATCTATACAAAGAAAGATGGTTCTAAAGAGAGAAGGAGTGTTACTAAAGGCACTATGGTAATAAAATTGTATCCTATAGATAAAGAAAGTGATGTAGAGTACATCTTTATTGAAAATGATGAAGTAAAGAATCACTATAACAGATTGCTAGAAAAGGGGCAAGAAGAAAAAAAGAAATCTACTTCTTGTGATATTGATTGTGATTGTGCTTGTGAAACTGTAAAGCGTGATTACTAATATGGATAAATTATTGATAGATCAATACGGTAATGCTGTTTTATATAAAGTAGATACTAATAGCATTAAAAATGTATCTGATAACTTTGAATGTAGAACTATGTATGTTGCATAGTAGGATGGTCAAGTAATAACAGAAGAGGAAGTAATAGACTATAAATTAGGGGATATTGTACTTATACTAAGTAAATATGATTCTATAAGTAATAAGTGGACGCTAAAACCAATAGTCTGTTCTGATGCCTTTGCTAAAGACGATCTTATAAGATGGAGTAAAGAAGATAATAAACAAGTTCTTACGAATGAAACTATTTGATCTTATTGGAGGTAAAGTAAAAATACACCCAGATGCTATAGGCATCCCATGCTTTAGAAGAGTGTGGGATGCAGATAAACCTGATAAGGAGCATGCTACTAAAGTAATAAGTTACATTGTACTTATGAATAAATGGGATAGTCCTTATGTACAAAGTATGGATGAAGACAGTAGAGAACTTAAACTGAAAAAGGAAATATTCGATGATGAGAATTACAAATTGACTACAGAAGAATTGATTTGTGAAGATGGATATAAAACCTTACTTAATACTAGAGCTCTACAAATGTTAAACAATATGCGTCTAAAGTTAGATAGTGTGAGTAAGTACTATAAAGAGTCATTAGACGATACTTTAGATGAAAAGAAGATTAAGGACTTATTAGCTGGCATGACTTCCGTTGGTGGAGTACTTAAGAGTATTGATTCACTAGAAACAATGGTTAAAGCTGAAGAATTAGCTATAGGTAAAGTTAAAGGAGATGCTAAAGTAAATCCGTATGAGTTGGCGAAATAATACATTAAAATATAACTAAATATTAACAACACGTTATAGTGTATAAATAAAAATATTATGAATAAGAAATTTACGATTACTATAGATTTGACTAAGGATACAGAAGAAGTGTTTAGACAGATTGAAGAAGCTTCGGAATATTTGAACAAACCTGTAAAGAAGTCATTATGGCAAAGAATTAAATCTTGGTTCTAAACCATCAGAACCCTTACGTGGAGGGTAAGAATATCCACGTGATATTGCCCTATGGTGTAATGGTTAGCACAGGAGGCTCTAACCCTCTTAGTCTGCGTTCGAGTCGTAGTGGGGCTACCAATAACGGTAAGTTTGCAGTAGCTGTGGGTAGTATCCGAACTTCTGAAATATGATAAGAATGACCCTCTACTTACCGTTAAAAAAAATACTAGTCCTTTGAAACTATAATAGCAGAAGGAAACTTGTTGGATAGGTAGTTATCGCGAACAGGTAGTCTGGGGTAAACGTTAGCCCAGGTGGGGAGTACTAAATATATGACGTATAAAAATCCTAGCCTAAGAAACTAGGTTACAGTTACTGGAAAACTCCCTATTACTAATTAAATTTTTCATGTTTCAGGAGAGGGGTTCGTTGTGAAACGCGCCCCTTTTATGTAAGAGGAAATACAGATGGTAGACTTCAATAAGAAAATAATTAATTCAAACAAATTTCGTTAGGCTGCATTAAGATTTATTAATACTGGTAGTTATTGTAATTTTCCTGAATCCACTTCGGAATATTTTAGATTCTGGGATGAGGAAAGTAAAAGATGTGTAGATGGTTATACTGCTGATGATGGAGATTTCATTAGTGGGTATAACTATTTTTATTTAAACTATTGCCCTATATCTCGTATAGTTAACCGTATTACAACAGATGAGTCTGGAAATACTAAAGTAAAGCGTGTTAATGAGGTTACATTTCCTGACTTCTGGGATTATGACTATTACTATTTTAATGCAGTATAGGAGGCTCAAGAATAGGGTAAACACTTATGCTTACTTAAGTCTAGACGTAAGGGTTTCTCATATAAAGGCGGGTCTATGGCGTGCCGTAATTTCTATTTAATACCATACTCTAAAACCTTTATATACGCGTCAAATAAGCAATATTTGACAGATGATGGTATTCTTACTAAAGCTTGGGATTATATGGACTTTATAGATAAGAATACTGCATGGGGAAAGAAGCGATCAGTTAATACCTAGATGCGTAGACGTGCTGGATTCTATACTAAGGATGACTATGGTAATATCATAGAATTAGGTTATAAGTCAGAAATTATAGGTGTTACTTTGAAAGACAATCCTGATGTGGTACGCGGTAAGAAAGCTAATCTTATTATGTTTGAAGAGGGCGGTTCTTTCTCTGAATTAGGAGCAGCATGGCAAATTGCTAGGCCTTCTGTAGAGGTAGACGGTATAGCATTTGGTACTATGATAGTATGGGGTACTGGTGGTGATGAAGGTTCTGCATTTGAGACTATGAAGGATATGTTCTATAACCCTGATGGATACAACTGTTTAGGATTTGACAACATATGGGATGAGTCTGCTACTACTAATAAATGTGGTTTCTTTGTACCCCAATATACTAACTTAGATATACGTGATGAGAAGGGTAAACGTATATATATGGATGAAGACGGTAATACATACCGTAAGAAGTCTTTAGAGTATATATTAGCAGAAAGACAAGTAGTAATAACTAATGCTACTAATAATGCAGCAGTTGATAGATATGTTGCAGAAAGACCTATTACTCCAGCAGAAGCTATGCTAGAGTTTAATGGTAACATATTTCCTAAGAAGGAATTACAGGAGTAGTTATCATTACTCAGAACTAATAAAAAATTATAGAATCATAAGTAGGTAGGCGATCTAGTATGGCAACCTGACGGTAGCCTTAAATGGGTTATTAAGAAGACAGGAGATATAACCCATTATCCATTAAGAACTAAAAGGGATGAAGTTACTGGAGCATTAATGGGAGATGATCCTACTGGTTCTATAGTAATATGGGAGCATCCTAATAAAGATGCTAGTGCTGGTTTGTATATTGCAGGTATAGACTCATATGATTATGATGAATCAAGTACTACATCATTAGGTTCTTGTTTTATATATAAGAGAGTATAGTCTATAGAATAGTATTCAGATATAATAGTAGCAGAGTACACAGGCAGACCTAAGTCAGCAGAAGATTTTTATGAAAATGTACGTAAATTACTTATATACTATAATGCTAGAGCAATGTATGAGAATCAAAATAAAGGTATATTTGTTTACTTTACTAATAAGCATTGTGACTACTTACTTGCTGATCAGCCAGATATAATTAATGATATAGTAAGTAATTCTAAAGTAAATAGAAAAAAGGGTTGCCATATGAATAAATAGATCAAGCAGTGGGGATGGGGACTAATAAAAGACTGGCTTAACGATATTAATGCCGATGGTAAGAAGAACTTATACAATATAATGTCGGAACCGCTATTAGAGGAACTTATAGCTGCAAACGATGTAGTTAACGTAGACCGTGTAATGGCGTTGACCCAAGTAATGATATATAGAGAATAGCTATATAACGTTAAAGTAAAAGAGATTAAAAAAGAGAATAAAAATAGGGTATTATTTGAAGGCCCTATATTTACTCAAGAATGGTTTCGTGACGACGAAGCTATAGATAATATCGAAGCATATATGTTTTAATTATGAATAATATTAATCAAATGCCAATATAGAAACTTCCTATGTCTAAGAAGACAAAAGACTGGCAAGAAAGTTGTATAGACTATGTTATAGGTCGTAGTTTAGGAGGTTCTAGAAATGGTAATAACAGAACTCGTAGAGAGGAGATGCAAACATACTATGATCTTTATAATAGTATATACAATGAAAAAGATCTGAAATATGTTACTAATCCTTTTAAATAGCAGGATGGTTTCCCTGCAATGGCTTAGGATTATAATATAATTAAGCCTAAAATAGACTTACTGTTAGGAGAAGAGACTAAAAGACCATTCAACTTCAGAGTAGTACGTACAAGTGATATAGCTGCTAGTGAAATGCAGGACAAAGCTAAATAGCTTTTAATAGATTATATTCAGGCTACTATAATGAGTAAATTAGGTCCTGAAGAACAAGCTAGATACTAGGAAGCTTTGCAAAATGGTGAAATAATGACTCCTTAGTAGATACAAAAATACATGAGTAAAGACTATAAAGATATCGCAGAAATAACTGCATACCACAGTCTTAATTACTTAAAGAATAGGTTAAATATTACTCATGAATTCTTTAAAGGTTGGAAGGATGCTTTAGTTGGTGGTGAAGAGATATACTATGTAGGTATACTAAATGGAGAACCGTGCCTCGAACGTGTTAATCCTATCTACTTTGATTATGATACTGAAACGTCCGACTTAGAATTCATTCATGACGCAGAATGGTGCTGTTATGAAATGAATATGTCTGTAACTGAACTATATGATAGATTATACGATAAGATGTCTGAGAAACAGCTAAATTAGTTGTTAGATATGATGGATCAAGCTTCTAAAGGGGGTATAAATCCTGAAGTAAGAAAGACGTCTTTAGATTATACTCATATTAAGACTCATACTATTAACGGGTTCAGCAGTAATCCATTTGATAGTACTAATAGTGTGAAAGTATGGCATTGTTGCTGGAAATCGTTTAAGAAAATAGGTTTTGTTACCATAATTGATCCTGAATTAGGCGAGCCTAAAGAATATCAGGTAGACGAGAGCTATAAAGAGACAGGGATGGAACTCAATATAGAATGGAAATGGATTACTGAAGTATGGGAAGGATATAGAGCAGGAGAAGACCTATATATAGGAATACAACCATTAGAATATCAATATACTTCATCTGATAATCCTAACTCTCAGAGATTGCCTTATACTGGAGTAGTATATAATAATACAAACAGTAGACCACGTAGTTTAGTAAGCATGATGAAGCCATTACAGTATATGTATATTGTACTATGGTACAGACTAGAACTCGCTATGGCTAGGGATAAAGGTAAAGTAGTAAATATGGATATTACTTAGATACCAAAATCTATGAATATAGATGTATCTAAATGGATGCATTATTTATCTGCTCTTGGTGTAAACTTTATTAATCCGTATGAAGAAGGATGGGATATACCTGGTAGAGAAGGAGGTAAACCTAGTCAGTTTAACTAGATTACAGCTCTTGACCTTACTATGGCTAATACCATAGATTAGTATATTAATCTTATGGATAAGATTGAAAGTATGCTATCTGAGATATCTGGAGTTAGTAAGCAAAGAGAAGGTTCTATTTCATCTAATGAATTAGTAGGTAATGTAGAACGATCTGTAGTACAATCAGCTCATATTACTGAACCTTGGTTCTGGACACACAATTAGGTAAAGAGAGAATGCTTAACTATGTTGCTTAATACCGCTAGATGGGCTTGGAAAGATGGTAGTAAAACTCATCTACAATATATATTAGATGATGCTACTAGAGCATTCTTAACGCTATCAGATGATATGCTTTATGAGGATTTTGATATCTTTATAGAAGATACTACCAAGAATCAACAGTATATAGAAACACTTAAGCAGTTAATGCAACCTGCTATGCAGAATGGTGCTAGTTTGCTTGATATAGCTGAAATCATTACTATGGATAATATTAGTATGATTAAGTCTAGATTAGAGGAAATTGAGCAAAAACGTATGGAGCAACAACAAGCTATGGAACAAGCTCAAGCAGAACGTGAACAGCAAGCTATTCAAATGCAAAATGAGATTAAGGAAGAGGAGCTTATGATTAAAGAAGCAGAAATGGATCTTGAAAAATATAAGATAGATCAAGATAATGCTACTAAGATTACTGTAGCTCAACTTAATGCTTACAGAGGTACTGAGAATATGGATTAGAATGAGAATGGTGTACCTGATGTCATGGAAATAGCCCAGCAAGCTTTAGCTGAACGTAAGCAAGCATCTGATGAAGCTTCTAAACAATTTGAATTCAATGCTAAGATTAGAGAGCAGAAGATGAAGAAAGAGATAGAAGATAAGAAAAATCAGCTTGAAAGAGAAAGAATGGATCACGAAATGAAGTTGCAAGCAGCTAAAGATAAAGCAGCAATGGAGAGAGAAAGATTAAAAGCTAAGACAGCACTTAAGAATAAGACAAACGCAGAAGCTAAAAAGAGTAAATAATTATGAATTGGTTTAAAGAAACATGGTGGATAGTTAAACAACTATTTACTAAAGTAAAAGCAGATAAAGTAGAGTATAAGCATATGGATCATTATCCATTTAGTGGTTATTCTGCAATGAGCTGGTGTGGTTACTTGTTAAGTAGAAAACCTGAATCTCAGATTAAGCCTACTACTTGGAATCATGAAAATATTCATCTCTATGAAGCTAAAGATAAAAAGAGATGGATAAGTTATTATTGGTCTTATGTGTGGGAATGGATTAAAGGTAATCCAATTATTTATCCTGCATCTAGTGCTTACTATACTATTCCTTATGAGATGGAAGCTTATGCTAACGATGATAACTTTGATTATCTGAAAACACGTAAGCCTGAAGATCTTGATAAATATAAGATTAAGGATAGAAAGAAGACTTATAAGGCTAATAAGAAGAATTGGAGACAGTATCTTAAAACAATTAAATAATAGGAGGAATTAATTATGGCATGTGGAGGTAAGAAGTCTGGCAGCTCTAAGAAGGGTAAAGGCGGAAAGAAATAATTGAAAGATTATGGATAGACAAGCATTTAAATAGAGAATGCAAAACCTAAAGTCTTACCGGGAGAATAATCCCGGTAAAGGCTATTGGGATTGGAAGGTAGAAGCATTTCAGGATGGTGGTCAGACAGGTGATCCTGAGAAGGAAAGATTCTATCAAGCTACAGGTAGAAGTAGTAGTGGTAGACCTTTAGAAGAAGGCTTAAAACCTGTATTTAGTATTGAAGATGCTGCTAATATGACTCCTATTGGTGATGCTATATCGGTTAAAGATACTTATGATGCAGTAAAGAATAGAGATTGGTTAGGTGCTGGACTAGCCGCTCTTACAGTACTACCTTTTGTTCCTAGTGGTTTAAGAAATGTAAAAGCTGCTGCTAGGTACATTCCTACTGTAAATAGAACTGAACAAAGTTTAATAAATCAGGCTCTAGGTAATATTAGTAAGAAAAGAGATTATTTATCAGATATAGCTAATTCTAGAAATAGAGTTCTAGAAGACATTAATACAATACCTTATCGTAATAGAGCTGAATAGGCAGATAAAATATTCGGTACTAATTATAGTGAAACTTATGATCTGCTTGATGATTTGTATCAGCATAGGTACTTTGATTTACCTGAAGTTCAACCCAAAGATATGGTAGCTTCTGGAAGATTATAGGCTAAACCATTTGCAGAAGAACGATTTAATAAGACTGGAGTAGGAGCAGAACCTAATGAGTTTGATTTATGGGTAAATACAGGAATGTATAGAGATCCTATGCAATTAGCTAATCACGAAATGAATCATTATACTGATTATATAATTAGTAGAAATATAGATACATCTGTCAATAATAATATGTTAAAGTAGTTAGAGAATTCACTAAAATAGACAGACGCTACTGACTATTACAGAAAAGGTACAGAATAGAAAGCTTATATGAATTAGCTAAGAACTATGCTCAAATAGAATGGAGATATATAGAATTTAGATGAACCAGTATCGTCTACTCTACTTAAGAAGTATCTAGATAAAATGTCTGATAGTGATCCTATAAAGAAGATGTTTAAACAGCATAAGAATATTAATGCATATACTAAATGGTTTAACGCTATTCCGTTGCTTGGTACTACTGCATTAGGAGCTAATGCTTACTTTAATAATAATAAAAATGAGTGATCTGATAGATTATACAGGTATCATGCCGGAATATCCCATACCTTCATATAAGTATGGTGGTATTCATATAAAGAAAAAGAATAGAGGTAAGTTCAATGCTTTAAAGAAAAGAACTGGTAAAACAACCGAAGAACTTACTCATAGTAAAAATCCATTAACTCGTAAAAGAGCTATCTTTGCTTAGAATGCGAAAAAATGGAAACATAAAGGAAGAAAGAAAAAATAATAAATCTAATTATATATAATTATGGATAATATAACATTGAACGGTTTTGAGGTGTTTGAAGAACTCATGCCAGGAGCAAGTGTAAAGAATAAACCTGTTGTTTCTCCTACTAATGAGGAAGAGGAAGAAACAAAAATTGATCTTGAAGGAGTAGGAGAAGAACTCAGTGAAGAAGAGTTAAATAATATTCGTAAGAATACGAAAACTGAAACTGAGGAAGAGAAAGAGGAAGAGCTTGAAGAAGAAGATAAAGAAGTAAAATCTAAATCTAAAGCTAAACCTAAAACTACTACAAAGGAAGAAACAGAAGAACCTGAAGTTGAGGAAGAAGAACCAGAAGAGTCTACTGATGAAACTACCATAGTAACAGGTTTCTTTGATTCTTTGTCTGAAAAGTTAGGTTGGGATGATATTGAGGATGATGATAAACCTAAGACTGTTGAAGATCTTATTGATTACTTTAACGATGTAATTGAAGAAAACTCAGTACCACAATACGCTAGTGAAGAAGTTGAGCAACTTGATAAGTTTGTTAAGAATGGTGGTAATTTAAGAGATTATTTCTCAATTGACAGCGAAGTCGATCTTGATGATATTGATCTTGAAGATGAGAGTAATCAGAAGTTAGTATTAAAAGAATTCCTTAAAGAAAAAGGTTTTAATACTAAACAAATTGAAAAGAAACTTACCAAATATGAGGAAGCTGGTATTCTTGAAGATGAATCATAGGATGCTGCTGAGGCTCTTAAGGATATAAGAGAGAGTAAGAAACAACAGCTATTGAAAGATCAAGAAAATGCTGCCAAGCTTGCAGCTCAACGCCAACAGGAGTACTTTGATACCGTTGTCAACGAAATAAAGGGCATGGATAATATTCGCGGTGTTAAAATTCCTGAAAAGGATAAACAGACACTATTAGAATATATATTCAAGCCCACCTCTGATGGTATGACTAAATTCCAAAAGGATTGGTCTAAGAGCGTAAAAAATTTAATTGAGTCTGCCTACTTTACTATGAAAGGAGATACACTTGTAAAAGCCGCCGAAGTAAAAGGTCAAAATGCAGCTATTAACAAGTTTAAGAATAGTCTTAATAGAACAGGAGTAAGTAGAAAGACTAAGAAACAGGATAACACTAGCACCGAGTCTATGTGGAATTCTTTTGCGCGAAGATTACGTGCAGATTAATATTAACTAATAAAAATTAAAATTACTAGTATTTTATGGATAATAATATTCTAAATAACTTAGTTTTATACAAAGGTAAATGGTTCAGTGATTTGATTGATACCGCTAAGATTTCTGCGGCTTCTCAATAGAATCCATATCAGGTTGCTACCGTGTTGTCTTATGTATTTGGAACTAAGGATAATGGTTACAACACTTCTTTGGATATGCTTACTGGTGGTCTTGGTAATGTAATGACTATCGACCAACCGAGCTGGGAGTGGAATGTAATGATTGATGCCGATAGAGCAGTTACAATTAGAGATGCAAAATGGAATGGCGCAGCTATTACAGATGATTCAACTGCAGGTCTTGGCAATACACCGATTATGCTGTGGTTAGAAGATAACTGGTTTGGTCCTACTGCTATATTGGAATTTGACGATAAGGAATTCCAAGTACGTGTAGCAGGTGCTCCGTACCAAGATGGTAACTTGTGGGTATATACTTGTTTTGTAGCTGATGGTCAGCCTACTTCTTATATTCCTGCAGAACTCTTGAAACCGGGTTGCCAAGTATCTCGTCTGGCTTCTGCTGTTGAAGAGTACAGTGAAGAGGGTGATATCCTGAACTATAATACTCACTTCAAGATGCGTAATTATCTTACTACAATTCGTATCAACTATGATATTACTGGTTCAGCTTATTCTACAGTAATGGCTATTGCTTTGCAAGATCCTAAGACTGGTAAGAAGTCTTATTTGTGGGCTGATTATCAGGAATGGGTAGCTCTGCGTGAATGGTATAAGAGATGTGAACGTTTCTTGGTTTACATGAAATCTAATGTAAACAAAGATGGTTCTTGTAATCTGAAAGGTACTAACGGCCGTCCGGTATTTATTGGCGCCGGTCTGTTGGAACAGATTGCTCCGTCTAATAGACGTTACTATACTCATCTTACTGCAGAATTGTTGGAAGACTTCCTGTTTGACCTGTCTTACAACGTACTTGGTACTAACGAACGTAAGTTTGTTGCATTGACTGGTGAAATGGGTATCCGTGAATTCGATAGAATTTTGAAGGAAAAGGTAGTTAACATGAACCTGATTGATACTGTATTTGTAACTGGTTCTGGTGACAGCCTTACTTTTGGTGGTCAGTTTAAGACTTATAAGATGACTAATGGTATCGAGTTGACTCTGAAGTATTTCCCGCTGTACGACGATATTACTTACAATCGTAAGTTGCATCCGGTTACTCTGAAACCGCTGGAATCATATCGTATGACATTCCTGGATCTGGGTAGACGTGATGGTGAAGCTAACATCGTTAAGGTAGTTCGTAAGGATCGTGAATTCGTAACTTGGACTACTGGTGGTGCAGTTCTTCCGTCTGGTTATGGTAAGTCTATTAATACTCTGAGATCTAATGGTAAGGATGGTTACACTGTATTCTTCCTTGGAGAAATGGGCATAATGTTAAGGGATCCACGTGCGTGCGGGGAACTAATCATGGAAGCTGAGTGATAAACTAACTTTTTTATACAATATTTAGGAACCTTGCGGAATGATCAGCGTTATATAATATATAACAAAAAATATTATATATTATGATGCGTTCATACGATGTTTATAAAATAACAAACAAGGTTAATAATAAAGTATATATAGGTATCACAAGTAAAGGTATAAGTGCTCGGTGGAAAGAACATATCTATAGTGCCGAGCACGGATGCCCTTTCAAGTTACACAACGCTATAAGAAAATATGGAAAAGAGAACTTCTCAATAGAACTTATAGATTTCTGTAATAGTTGGGAAGAACTCACAGAAAAAGAACAATATTATATTTCCGAATACAAATCATTGCAAGATGAATTTGGTTATAATATGACAGAAGGTGGAGATGGAACCTTCGGTCGAACTCATTCTGAGGAAACTAAAGAAAAGATTCGTCAAAAGGCTATTGGTAGAGAAGTTACTGAAGCTACCAGACTTAAGTTATCCGAAGCCGGAAAAGTAATTACAGAAGCAAGAGAAGCTTATCGTAATTCTGGCAATATTGGATCTTCTAGGAGAAAACCAGTTCTACAATACACTAAAGATGGCTATTTTATAGCAGAGTATTGCGGTGTAAATGAAGCATCTAGACTAACCGGAATACACGTTACAACTCTATCTAACGCTTTAAAAAATAGAAACGTAATTGGTTCTAAAGTAAATCCTTATATTTGGGTTTATAAAGAAGATTATCCTAATGTACCTGAAACAGTTCCGGCTAGTTTATTTGCTAAAGACCCTGACTGGAGGCCTACTATATCAGAAGCTTGTAGAAAGGCTGATTTAGAGTCTAGAAAAAATAGAAAAGTAACTAAAAAACAAAAGTATATTGCTATTGAAAATGGCTTAAAAGTAGCTAAAGCTATAAATCAGTACGATAAGGATGGTAATATGATCAGAGAGTATGTTTCTATTATTGAAGCATCTAGAGAATCTGGTTGTGATAGAAGAGGAATACAGCGACAGTTACAAAACCCAATAGATCCAAATAATAAACGAGCCTGGAATAACGCTAAATATATCTGGAAATATAAAGAACAACTAACTGAACAATCTAATTAATAATTATGGAAGTAATCGTTAGAATAATTAAAACTAATCCCTGGACTGGGATTACTAAATGGCCAACATGTTTTGACTATTTAAGTTCTTACTGGACTAGATCTGGTAATTTATATACTGGTTTATCTGCAGAAGATGCAGCTAGATTAGAAAAAGAAATTGGTTATCCTGAGGGATAGTTATCTCCAAATAGTACATTTTGGGATACCTTTGCTGTTAAAATTGGCAAAAAGGATTTAATACTAGATACTAATAGACCTGAGGATGAATTAAAATACCTATTCCTTAAGAAACATAAAAGAGTAGCTAATGGTCTTAACGATATTAAACCTAGCACTGATTATGTTATGATTAATAAGGATAGTGAAGCAGAAGAACAGAATAAGTTCAATAAAGTTAAGCGTGAAGCATATAGAGAGATGGATAAGATGTCTACTGAAGAAATGCGTAAGTGTTTACGTCTCTATGGTATGAAATCAGATTCTATGTCTAATGAGGTTGCTGAAGCTAAACTGTCAGAATTTATTGAAGCTGATCCTTCTAAGTTCTTGATGAAATGGGTAAATAATCCTAATAAAGAAATTAACTTCGTAATTGAAGAAGCTATTGCTAAAAACATTATTAGAAAGAATCGTGCTCAATATTACTTTGGTACTGATTTAATTGGTAATGGTCTTGAAGATGTAATTGCTTATCTTAAGGATAAGAAGAATCAAGATATTAAATTAGCAATACTTAATGAAATTAAATCTAAGTAATGACCAATAAAGATTCTCATATAATTTTCAAGGTAATTCTGGATAAGAATGCAGAAGGTATTGCTTATGGTGGATGCCCAGCATTCTTAGATGAAGAAGTAGACTTATTTCTTAATCAAGCATAGTTAGAAATCTTAAGTAATAAGATTACTGGTAATAATGCTTTAAGAGTAGGTTTAGAAGGTTCTGTGTCTAACTTATCTGAAATAGAGAAGTTAATAGCTACAGATGTTAATCTTCATGCTGTACATACAGGCTACAATGAGTATGTATTAGAAGATGTTCATGATGAAGATAATAGAATGACTATACTTAGCGTATTACTTAAGTATGGACAATTCTAGACTAACTGTGTACTTACTAGTCATGAGTTAGTAAAGCCTTTTAAGTAGACTTACAATAATATACCTTGGGTAGAGAATCCAGTAGCTACTTTAGAAAACGATAAACTCTTAGTATACGTAGATCCTGTTTTAATGCAGGATCCTATGTATGCTCCAAGAGTAGAAGATAATACAGAGTTCTATAGAGTAGATCTAACTTATGTTAAGAAACCAACTAAGTTTGATTATACTAAACCTGAACAAGAATTAGATTTTCCTGAGGATGTCATGTATGAGATTATTAATAGAGCTGTAGTAATTGCTTTAGAGAATATAGAATCTCAAAGACAATCTTCTAAGTTTTAGTTAAACCAAGTATCTGAATAATTATGTGTGAGAGAGATTTTCAAATAAATGTAGAGAGGCAGCTGAATAATATCATACCTCATTATAATGAAACTATCAAGTTTCCTTCAGATACTTTGTTTCATTTTATAAATAAAGCTAAAGATGAGTATGTTAAATAGAATTTTAGAGTATTCTAGAGGAATCAAGAGATTACTGATAACATACGCACCTTAGTGAATACTAAGAGCTATACTACTTATAGCTTTAGTAAATTAGGTAATAAATGGGAAGCTGATTATCCTGAAGATTATATGTTTGCACTTGGTGAAAATGTATATATAAGTATAAAGGATAATAAATGCAATAACTTAATTACTCATGAGTCTGATGTAATAGAGGCTACAATAGAGACAGTAAGCTCTAGACTAAGTAATAGTCTATCAGATCATAAATTACGTTATAATCAAGCAAAACCTATTAGAGTATATACTGACAATAAAATTGTATTATATACTGATGGTAAATATGATATAAGTTCTTATGAGCTTACTTACTTAAGAAAAGCTAAGGACTTAGGTACTCTCTAGGATTTAACTAAAGAGTATACAGATTTACCAGAAAATACACATTAGGATATAGTTGATCTAGCAGTTCAAATGATAGTACAAACTATACCTAATACAAGTTCTAAGAAATCTTAGGACGAATAATTAAGGCGCTTACCAACGTGGAAATCTGAAATAATGAAAGTAGAAAGTAAGCGAATAGACTAAGCGCTAATGTCTAATTTAATTTTAATATTTTAATATGTTACAATCAGTACACTCCGTATTAATCGGAAAACAAGCTCCGGCTTCTTACACTACAGTAGATGCTTTGGCTGTTGGTGATGTTGCTTTGTTCGATGAGAATAAGGCTCTTATTAAGACTGCTGCTGATGCAGTGAATGCTAACTCTCTGTATGTAGGTGTAGCAGGTGAAAAGATGAATGTTACTATGCCTGATGGTACAGTAGCACAGAAAGCTAATATTGATTTCTCTACTGAAATTCAGAAAGCTTCTAAACCGTCTGCAGTAATTGGCGAATATGTAGCTCCTGTTGAAGAAAAGATTGTAATCACTTTGACGAACGCTACTATTATTGCTGGTAATCGTTACGTTTTGCGTATTGTTTATAAGGATATGTATGAAGCTGCTTGGCAGTTTACTCACACCTATGAAGTATATGCTGAAACTACTACAGCTAAAGATTTAGTAGACGCTTTCTTGAAGAAGATTAACGCTCACAAGAATCGTAGAGTACAGGCTACTGCTTCTGCTGCAGTTCTGACTTTGACTGCTATGCCGAAGGATGATAATGAAGGCGTTTATTCTTTAAATGAATACAGCGTTGTATCTATGGAAGCATCTCTGTATGAGACTATTCCTGGTGCATTGCTTGCTAATCAGCCTAAGGCAGTTGTAGGTGCTACGATTGTTAAGACTGCTGGTAATCCTGGTAAGGGTTATTGGAAGCAAGTACGTGATGCAGAAGTACGTAACATGGGTTATAAAGGTCACGTATTTACTGGTGCATATCCTATTGTTGAACAGGCTCGTAAAGTAGTAGAAGATGCAGAATATGGCTATGCTATCATCGAAAACGATAACCTGTACTTGAGCAATGATAATCAGTACATCAAGACTACTCCGTTGACTACGGAAGTTTATTGTCCTAGTTTAGTTGATTCTATTGTAGATAAAGGTATTCAGTCATTTATTGCTGGTAAGACAATTGCCTAATCCACGTTAGAGAGATTGAATTTGGGATAAGATTCCTTTTACAAACTACAGAAGTGGAGTTGTGGAATATTCCACTCTCCACTTTTTTTATTGTTGATATATGGACAAATTAACAAATATACAAATAGATGGTGATAAACTGACCTTTAAGATAGAGACTGAAGTAGACCTTAGTAGCTATAGTAAGGAGGTTTATATAGATGAAGTATGGAATTTAAAGAACATACTTGAAGACAGTCCTATACATAACATTAGCTTTTCTGAGAATATTACAGTAGATTCCGAAAATAATGTAACTGTAACTAATGACGATATTCTAGAATTAGATTGGAATATGAAATACGTTACTTTGAGATGTTTTACGGAATAGGAAGAAATACATTTTCATGGCATATACTACAATCCTTCAATTGTATATATGGCAGAGATTAGGAAATTACATACTCACTGCTCAACTTGTTTAGATGATCAGACTATGCAGAACATAATGTTAGTAGTCTTTAAGAGATAGCTGCTTGAGTATGCTTTAGCATCCGATTACTATCGTGATGCTTTACAATTATATGTAGATATCTGTAGATTACTTGAGATATCTATCAAACCAAAATGTGCAGCTAGTACTTGCTGTAACAACGCTATTCTTACTCAGAAAGGTGATTGTTTCAATACAGAAAACGATAAGTGTCTTCATTTAGAGAAAGAGCGTAACTCTGCTACTTTATTTAGTGGTATTTGTTACTCTTGTTCTAATAATACTTGCAGTACAGGAAATTGCAGTAATGGTTATTGTAAATTATAAAATAAACAGATATGATACAAAAATGTGATGGTGTAAAGATATTGGACTTAGAAGAGAAGCTTGAAGCTACAGGTAGTGAATACATTGTTACTGCAGAAAAAGACAATAACTATAAATTACCGCTTGAATCTGTAGCTGATATAGTTATAGGTAGTTCTAAGTTTAAGGCTGCAATTAAGGATGTATATGAATCAAGTACACCTACTGCATCTGTATCTTTAGATAAAGATAAGTTCTTATTCTCATTTGGTATACCAGCAGGTAGAACAGGAGATGCAGGTAAGGACGGTAAAGATGGTAAAGACGGTAAGGACGGTAAGGACGGTATTGATGGTGTACCAGGTATAGACGGAGATACTACTAGAGTAGTAATAGCATACAAATCTACTAAAACTATACAAAGACCCGATACTCCTGTAGGAGGTAGCTGGGATTACGATACTAATACTATTACATATCCTGAAGGTTGGTCTGGTAGTGATAGTAATCCTAATGGTTATGTATGGATGTCTACTGCTACTTTCTCTAGTAAAGGCACAATAGTAGTACCTTGGAGTACACCTGTGAGACTTACAGGTGCAGATGGTCATGATGGTTCAGATGGTAGTAATATTGAGTTTGTATATAAGCTTACTGTAACTAGTTTAGTTACTCCTACTAAACCTACAGGTAATAGTCAGACTGAAGCTATTAGACAAGGTTGGACTGATCATCCTACAGGTATTAGTGAATAGTATCAATGCGAATGGGTTTGTTCACACAACTTACAAGCTGATGGTACTTGGAGTGAATGGGAAGGTCCTACTATTTGGTCTAAATGGGGTGTAAATGGTAAAGATGGTGATGGAGTAGAATATATTTATCAACGTACTAAATTGCCTGCTTCTCCTAAAGAGATTACAGATAATAATCCAGATCAGGATGAATATATACCTCAATCAGCTCCTGGTGAACAACCTTGGACAGATGATCCTAAGGGAGTAAGTGAAGAGTTTAAATATGAATGGGTTAGTAAAAGAAAGTATAAAGGTGATACTCACAAATGGGGTAACTTTAGTTCTCCGTCATTATGGGCTAAATGGGGAGATGATGGTCAAGATGGTCAACACCTTAGAGTAATGTATACTAAGACATCTGGTAGTGATGTTAAGCCTAGAGATCCAGATAGATTGAATATTAACCCTGGTAGTATTTGGAGTGTAGGTATGCCCTCTGTGACTGGTAAAGAAGCCATATGGGGTATTCAAGCTTTAGTTACTTTTGATAATAAGTTAGTAATTGATGAATCTCTGCCTGAAGACGAAAGAGGTTGGCAAGGTCCTTATTTAATTACAGGTGTACCTGGTCTTGATGGTAATAACTTTAATTATCAAGTAGAAGCATTCAAATAGAGCTAGACTCAACCTGAGAAGCCTACTAGTAATGACCCATATAATCCTGGTGATGGTTGGGTACTTACGCCTGATATGTCTACTGGTATATGGTGGAAATGTATAGCGTTAGTTCAAGGTGAAACAGGTTCTGTAATAGAATGGGGGGCTGTAGTAAAAGTAACTGGTCAAGGCGTTGTTATTAAAGGTACTTTAGATTCTACAGATGATCTTCCAACGGAAGGTAACTAGATAGGAGATGGTTGGGTTATTGATGGTTTCTTGTGGGTATGGAATGGTAGTGACTGGGTAAATGTAGGTAAGGTTCAAGGCACGGATGGTAACTACTATGAATACAGATTTGCTAGAAACAATAGTTGGGAAACTGCTCCTTAGTTAAATGCTGATGAACGTTATCCTGCAGGTTGGAGTTCTACTGCGCCAGCATTAAGTAGTGGTAAAGTATTATGGGCTACATTTGCTCTTATTAATGGTGGAGATAATACTTGGATAGAACAATGGTGTGATCCATACTATATGACTGGTATGACTGGTGATAATGGTGGTTCTGGTATTCCTGGAGTAGGTTACGAAGTCAGATACTGTAAAGGTACTGAAACTACTTATACAGGAGAACAATGGAGCGACACTATGAAGCGTAAGAGAGATCCAGAAGGTTGGTCTACAGATGTTCCTGAGTTAGTTAGTGGTGATGAATATAACTACATATGGTTTATTCAATGTAGAATAATAAATGACGAATTAGAGTCTGGTCAATATTGGTCTAAGCCTAATCCTATGGGAGGTATAATTACTCCAGATCCAGTAGGTTCACAACCTATAGCATATCCAGCTGGTATATATAGTACTAGTACTCCATATATTAATGATGGAGAAAAAGCTCCTTACGTATATGATACTAGTGACGGTAACTATTACTTCTTGAAATCAGTAATGACGTGGATTGGTACTCAATAGAATAATGTATCTCCAGCTACAGATACATCCGGTGCATGGACTGTATTAGAGAATTATGAGGCTATCTATACTGACTTACTTATTGCACCTAACTCATTAGTAGGTGGAGCTGTATTTAACAATAACTTGATGTTCTCACAAAGAGGTAAGAACTCTAGTGGTGGTGATAGTTCTGAATATCATTTGATTAATACTTCAGATCCTATGAACACTTCTAACTCATTTAGACCTAATTTCTTGTTAGACTTTGAGAATGGTGAAGCTTACTTTGGAGCTGGAGGTATACACTTAGCTGCTGATAGTTCTAACACTTCTATACAATTAGAATCTGGTAATGTATCTGGAGGTAATGGTAGTATTGCCACTATAGATATAGATGGAGCTACATTCCAAAAGGTAGTATCATCTAGCAATCCTGCAGCAAATAAAAGAGCTGAACTTAGTATAGATGGACTGAGTATTAATATGGGCATACCTAAATTCTATGTTAATGATGAAGGAATGTCTTACTAGCATTATGCAGGATCTTCTACAGTAACAGATTTTAAGTTAGATACTACGGGAGCTATTACTATTGGACAAACTGGTTCTAACCACGCTATAATTGATAGTGGTAGTTTTTCATTAAAGAATAGCACTCTGGATAATATAGTTATTACTTATGATAATACTACTTCTTCCATAGTATTAAAGAATCCTACTGGTATAGATTCGTCTAGAATAGAGATAAAAGCTTTAGACGATAATGCATCAGACGCTATTTCAGTAACCGCTTATGATTCTTAGGGTAATAAAGCGTACATATCTCCACTAGGAGTAACTGTATCTGACGGTGTAAATACTCATATAGATATTATGAAAAGTATGATTACAGTAACTAACTCTAGCGGTACGAATATTGGATGGACTGGTACTAAAAATGGTTTGCGTTTTATAGGCGGGATTTGTGTTGGTGAAGCTTAATTAAACTACTATGGATAAAGCAAAAGAATATATAAACAGTAAAACAAACTCTATACTTAAAACTAATATACTTAGAAATAATAGAGATGTTGTAGCAACCATAGTATACAATGAATTGACAGATTTATTGGAGTTTAGTAACACATCTAGTGTTACTACTCCTATAGATTCTGAAATACTAAAGAGATACTTACATTAGGTCAAACCACAGTTATATAGTGGTATACCTATGAAACTCAAACCGTATTGTATTAAGTGTGGTTGTGGTAATGGATACTTTAGAGGATTGTATGATCCTTATGTATTAGCATTGTTGACAGAGGATGCAGATCCTTGGTTATGGGAAGATAACGGTGTAGTACTGTTAGAGTAGTAGAAAGAAAATAATTTGATTGACAATGATAGCAAGAATTAAAGGTTTAAAGATTAGTCAAGCTTCAGAACGTACTGCTGTCACAGGATAGGAAATGATTCCATTCCAAGATGGTGAAAGAAATGGTAAGATCCGAATGATAGAGTTTAAAGATATGACTATGTATATCTTTGATCCTACTATCGTTGATGGTAAAGTAAGTCAAGAAGATTATGACGCATTAAAGCAGGCTATAGAAGAAGGTAAGCTTATCTATACTATTAACTCTAATAGAAACGGATTAGACTTAGCAACTGAAGTAGCTATAGTTGGTGGTACTATATATATTGAATCACCTGATTTTATTAAAGAAGAAGGTACAGATAATATATCTCAAGTAGTATTTGATACTATTACTGTAGATGGTTCATTAAACTATAGTAAAGAACAATATACTACTACAGTAATTAAGACTACTGGTGATGGTACTAAAGTACTTACAGATAATGGTCAGTATGTATATATAGGTAATTTAGCATTAACTAACATTAAGTTTAAAGATGGTACTAATACATCTACTTATGACTTAGTAACTAACGGCATTACTTTCAGACAAAATAGTACTCCTTGTGTATCATGGAATACTATCAAGAGTGGTAACAATATCTATATGGATATTCGTATAGCTAATGCTACTGCATCTATGGATGGTCTAATGAGTAAGGAAGACTATGTAGAACTTAATACTACTATACCTGGGCAGATTGAAGAACTAAAGGAAGCTGACTCCAATATAAATAATAGAATAGACGATCTTGATGATAAGATTGATAAGGAGATTGCTGATAGAGAATCAGAGATAGACCGTATAGAGAATAAGTTTGATGGAGTTACTGATGAGTTAGAAGCTGCTTTACAGAAAGAGATTGAAGATAGAAAAGTAGGTGATACTACTATTACTAATAGTTTAAATGCGTTCATTAGTACTAAAGGTCAACCAGGCGGTTTAGCTGAATTAGACTCAACTGGTAAGGTTCCTGCAGCTCAATTACCATCTTATGTAGATGATGTATTAGAGTTCTCTACTAAAGCTCAATTCCCTCAGACTGGTGAAACAGGTAAGATATATGTAGCTAAGGATACTAACTTAACATATAGATGGACTGGTACTCAATACTTAGAGATTAGTTAGAGTTTGGCATTAGGTGAAACTCCTAGTACAGCGTATCCTGGAGATAAAGGTAAAGCTAATAGAGATGCTTTAAATAGTATGCCTACTAAACTTACTTCATATCTTACTCCTACTACTAGTACTGGTGAATTAGTTAAGATTAACTATAAGTATGCAGCTAAAGATGGCTTAAATTATGGTCCATTACAGGATGATAATATAGATATACCATCAGCTACAACTACTAATGCAGGTGCTATGTCTGCAATAGATAAAGGTAGATTAGATGACTTATATAATGAATTTGGTAGTATACAGAATCCTGGTGATAAGCTTGATTCACTACCTAATAACCTAGTTACTGGTGTAGATGCAACATCTAGAAATGCAACTACTGTAACTATTAACTATAAACAGTCTGATTTATCTGCAGCTAGTAATTCATACGCTAATCCTATTGCTAAATCACAGACTATACCTGCTGCTACTCAATCTGCAGCTGGTGTAATGACTGCAACTGATAAGCAGAACTTAGACATTAATATACCTAATAGAATTACTAATCTAGATAATAGAGTAACTACTGAGGTAAATAGGATAGAAGAGCTTATTGAGAATAGTTCAAACGATATTATCAATGATTTGAATGTAGAGATTCAAGCTAGAAAAGATGGTGATAATCAGTTACAGACTAACATCAACAATCTGTAGTCTACTATGAATACAGAATTAGCTAAGAAGGTTGGTAAAGTAACTGTAGCTGGTTCTGGTAATGCTGTTACTACTGCATCTATTAGTGGTGATACTCTCACTTTAACTAAAGGAGCTACATATAATAACTACGTACATCCTGCTGGTTCTGCACCTAGTAAAGCATCTGGATTATATAAATTCTCTACTGATTCTACTAGTCATGTAGCTAGTGTTACTGCTGTAACTAAAGCTGATATAACTGCATTAGGTATACCTGCATAGAATACTAATACTACTTATACATTTGCTAATGGTTCTGCTGGTAATTTCACAGTAACTCCATCTGGAGGTAGTGCATAGACTGTAAGCGTTGGCAAACCAGCTAATGCAGGCAATGCTGACACAGTTGGTGGTATCAGTCCATCTGCTTTTGTAAAGAAAGCTGGGGATACTATGACGGGAATATTAACAATAAGTCAAACTTCATCTGGCTAGCCTTTAACTTTGCACGGTAATAATACTGTGAGTCTTATCTAGTTTGTTAATAACAAAGTAGAAACTGCAGAAGTAGGGTATACAAATTCATTAGGAGCATATTTATACAATGATAAACTGACAACTCATCCATGTATATCATTAGGTAGAGTAGACAGTTTAGATGAAGGAGCAACTTTCTATTATGGAGGTACTTATTATAAATTACTACATAAAGGTAATTATGCTAATGAGTTAGATTAGCGTTATTCACCAAAAATGGTATATAACTATGATAAAGGATGTTTGGTAAAATTAAGAAATGCATCTAGTGTTGATGCAATGATTACTGTAAGAATATTCGGTAATTCCTATTATACTACACCTCCGTTTGATACAGTAATATAGTTCTATAATTATAATTCAGGAAACTCAATAATATAGTATTCTGGGGTTAATAACGGAGCTGGATTTGGTGATATAAAGGTATTTAACTATAATGGTTAGGTCTATCTATGGTTTAAACAAACACGACAATTCCAATCTTTTGTAGTACACGCTTATTATAGTAATAGCAGTGACTATAGAAACATGGTTGAATCCATAACCAATGCTGCTATGCCCACTTCTGGAGTAACTAGAGCAGTAACTATAACTCCTAAGCAATCTATATATTCATATGATAATATAGCAGTAGGTAATGTTACATCTTCGGGTAAAGTGTCTGCATCTGGTGGTTTCTTCAAAGAATCTGATGCTCGTTTAAAATCAGATATTAAACCATTAGATTATACTTTAGACTAGATATGCTCTATACCTACTGTATCATTTATAATGAATGATTAGAAGCAAATAGGTACTATAGCATAGAACTTAGAGGAATTAGGTTTTGAAGATATAGTAACTGAAGGTGATACTCTTAAATCTGAAGTAAAGAATCCTGAACAGTTTGAATCATTCACTAAAGATGGTGAAGAGTATGTTAAGGTTAAGAAGGTAGAGTATGAGATGTTAGGTGTATTAGCTATTGAAGGAGTTAAGATGCTTAAAGATGAGATTGAAAAGCTTAAAGCTGAAATAGAAACTTTAAAGAATAAGCAACATGAGTAATGAAATAGCAACATATTCTATGATATTAAGTAAGCTTAGTCTAGGTAAGAGTGGGACAGAATGTCCTACTAAAACCTAGATTTTAGCTATTAATTCATTAATCGTTATTGATAATGCTTCTACTTATGGAGCTAATGAATGTGTAAAGATAGATGATATACGTAAGAAAGTAGAGACTTGGAATTACTATTTAACAGTATCTCCTACTAGTATGTCATTTGGAGCTGGCGGTGGTAGTAAGTCTTTCACTGTTAGTTCTTATAAAAGAAAAGTATTAGACGGAGTAGAATAGAGTGGTGATACTAGTGTATCACTAAAGTCTACTACTATATCTGGTACTGGGTTCTCTTTAAGTGGAACTACAGTAAGTGCTTCCGCTAATGAAATTACCTCAAATAGGACAGGTACAGTTACTATAACTCAGAATGAATCTAATAAGACAGTTACTATTAGTTTGTCACAGGATGGAGATGATGTTAGTTCATACGGAGAATGGACTATATCTGTATCAGCTAATCCTACTAGTGTATCTAGTGATGGTGGTACTTCACGTATTACAGCTAGTGCTAAGAGAACTGTATATTGGGCTAGTGGAGATGTTACTGAAGAAACAGGTAATCCTACACTGTCTACTAACTTAGGTAGTCTTAGCAGTACTTCTTCACCTAGTACTTTAACATTAGGAGAGAATACATCTACATCTAGTAGAACCGCAACTATTAAAGCAACTCATGGTGGTAAGTCAGCTACTTGTACAGTTACTCAAGCAGGTGCTGAACCTACTATTGAGTATGTATTTATGATTAGTCCGTGGCAAGTTAATGTTGGAGCTAGTGGTGGTACAGGAGATATAGGCTTTACTTCATATAAGTTGGTAGATGGTAATCAGATCAGTTTAGGATACAGTATAGATAGTAGTACATTACCTTCGTGGGCAACATATAGTAATGGTAGATTTACTATAAGTTCTAATTCATCTACATCTTCTAGATCTGCAAATGTGTACTTTACATAGAGTGAATCTGGAAAAAGAGATTATGCTACAATATCACAAAGCGGTTATGTACCACCTGCAGATAATTATGTATTTACTTGGGAAGATGGTAGTACCTCAGATGTTAGCGCAAGCTTCCCGTGGGATTTCTCTACTAATGGAACTGCTGCTAATATACCTGTAATATCTACTAAGAATGGTAGTAGTCAATCTTGGAGTGTGTCTAGTAAACCTAGCTGGATAACTACTTCTACTACTAGTAGTAAAGTTACTATTAGTGCATCCGATAATAGTGGATCTGCAAGAAGTGGAAAAGTAGTATTAACTCAGAGTGGTTCTGGTAATACATTAACTGTTAATGTTAGTCAAGGTGCTAAGCCTGCTGAAAATGTATATGTATTTACAATAGCACCAAATACATGTGATGCTTCATATAGTAATACCTCTTTCATACCAAGAACAGTATCTACTAAGAATGGTAGTAATATAGGCTATAGTTTAACTTCTGGTGGTACTGATTGGGTAGTTGTATCTACAACTGGAAAAATAATTGTAGAGATGTTGGAAAACACTACTTCTAATACTAGAAGTACTACTCTAGTATTTACATAGAATGAATCTGGTAAGACTCAATCTATAAAGATAACTCAAAGCGGTCATACTCCTACATATACGTTTAACGTAACTCCAACGAATTTAAGCGTTGATGCAATATCAAACACGTACAGTTTCACAGTTAATTCTAGCAAGACGATATTGAATGATGATGGATCTGAATCATCTGAAAGGATTGGATATACAGGAACAGATGATGCGGATTGGATATATCTTATTAATGCTTCAAACAGACCAAATTAGATAGGGACAGTTACTAATGAAACTACTTTACAAAGAACTGCTAAAATTACTTTAACGTAGGATGGAACTGGAATATAGGCATTTGTAAATGTTATTCAAGAAGCTGGGGTAGAATCAAATAATGAACTCTATATTAATAGTATTAATTACGATAGTGTACATTTGTTTGGTAATGGAAAAGTCCCGCATTTAGGAAGTCAGAGTTATTTCCTAGTATTAACAGGAGTACCAATTTCTTGGAAAACAAGTATTGGTCTTGTAGTAAATGGGGGGACTGTATATGCTGGTGATACTATTTCAGTTTATGTATCTAGTAATAATTCATATACACTATTACGTACCTTTGCTTTGGAAACCGGTGTTTAGAGAGTGATAGTATAATGAATCCATATTTAGCACATATGACAGATAGAGAATTGTTGGAGCAGATATATCTTCTGCTCCTTCAAATCAACGTAAAGGTAAGTGAGATAGATAATGATACTAAACAATTTGGTATGAACGTAGCAGCCAATCTAGTTGGTGATGCTCTAATGATGAATAACAATGATGCCGAGAGAAGAAATAATTAAACAACTTAAACCTTACTTTGACGTAAAGGAATTAGTATGTAATCACATATATAATAGATTTGGGGAATAGTCATGGATGTTCTTAAGCACTTAGTTACTACATGTATTACTATGTCTACGTACAGATATACTACGTATGCCAATGCATATTAATATTGGTAACATGCATCAAAGAGGTATGCGTTGTAACCTATGCCCTTTAGTAAAGAGTAAGAAAGGAGTATATGTATCTGCACATGTAACAGGTAATGCCATTGACTTTACTTGTGATGATAAGACTGCAGAAGAAATAAGAGAGATAATAAAGGCTAAACCTTTATTATTGCCATGTAAAGTACGTTTAGAGGATGGTGTATCATGGGTTCATATCGATGTATATGATGATGGCACAGAAGATAAAATAACAACATTTAAAGCATAATATATGTTACAGAGAGAGATAGTTAGATTTAGAGCATCAGATGTACAACCCAATCCTCTAGAAGTAGATTATTGGATTGATGTTACTTCCAATTACTATGGTGGCTGTATTAGGTATTATCGTAATGATACTAATACATGGGAGATGCTAGATCTGAATGATAAGCAAGTAGATACTATCATTGATTATATTAATAAGGCTCTTGACTAGATAGAACAGTTTATTAATGAAGCTATAACTGAAATCAGAAATGAATTAGCTGAATTTAAAGATGAACTGAAAGAGGAAGTTAATAAACTGTGGTAGTATATTAATCAGAAAGTAGAAGAGTTAACTGCTCAGATTAACAATATTAGAAATGAGATTAATAATATCAAAGGTGATATTAATAATATCAAGTAGGATATTACAGATATCAATAACAACATTGATGATATAAACCAAGATATTACTAACATCAATTCTAGTATTGAAGAAATACGTCAAGATATAACTGAAGTAATAGGTGGAGATTTAAGTTCTATTCAACAAAAGATTACCGAATTAACTCAGAATATACAAGAGTTAGATAGTAAGATTGATCAGCAAATTAGTGATTTAAGAAGCTACATAAATGGTGAAATCACTAAAGCTAAGAATGAACTTAAGACTTATGTAGATGGTAAAGTTACTGATCTTACTGAGTTAATTAATCAGGAGATTACTAATAGAACTAATGCAGATAATAATCTGCAATCTCAGATTAATGAGCTTAGACAATTGATTACTAATGCACAGAATGCTATTGATACTCATGCAGCTAGAAGAGATAATCCTCATGTAGTTACTAGAGCTCAATTGTCATTAGCTACTACTGATAATGTTGTATTTAATAAAGTAAGTGCTCCTAGTGGGTTCTTTAAAGAGTAATAGTTATGAATAAATGTGACGGTATAAAGATATTGGAGCTGGATCCTAAGCGTATACTAGAAGGAAACGAATACATGGTAATAGCAGAGAAGGATTAGAACTTTAAAGCTCCTATTAACTAGATTGTTGATTTAGTAGTTAGTGATGATAGACTTAAGAACTACATAGATACTACTATAGAATCTTCAATAGGTGATTTCAAAAATGAAGTTAATCAAAGTATATCTGAACTCACTAGTAAGATAGATAATCTAGATAGTAAGATAACTACTGTTAACAACAGAATTACTAATCTAGAATCTAGTATAGATGATATTGAACAGAGTATAACTAGTATCAATAATAAGATTACTAATATTGAGAATAATCTTGGTAATGTTGGTGAATTACTTGATGAAGAGTATATCACTCAGCTAATAAATAAACTTATTAGTGAGAATAAGATATCTGTATTAGATCCGGTACAACAGGCAATGAACAAAGGTACTGGTGTTACTTTAGCATTACCTAGTGCTAATAATGGTAAGATATCATTACCTATATGGACTGGTACTGAAGCTCAATATAACTAGCTTACTAAAGTAGCAGGTATGACTTATAATATTATTGATGAGGAGAGTGAGTAATGTTAGAGTTAGGTATAGCAGGGGGACGAGCAGTTCCCCTACAAAAGAGAACTGTAGGCAATACTAATATATCTGATGTATTTGATGGAGTAAATCATATATGGCCTACTAGGGATGATGTAGCTTACTTCTATGATTTCAATAGTATATAGTTGAGATTCATATGGACTGATTCTAACGGTAGAGATTTTGATACCGGTACTAACATCACTAACGCTCCTAGTATCCCTAGTGAAATAGTAGGATGGAGTTGGGGTTCGTCTGAAAATAGAACTCAACCGTTTTTATACTGGGGAGGCGATAACACTCAATCTGGAGCAGAGTGTGTAATGGTAGACATTAAATCCATACAAGATGTATATACTAATGATCCTAGTTTAACTATGCCGGAATAGTTAATTGTATAGCTTAGAGGAAACTGGTTTGGAAATAAAAATGACGGTATTGTGACTGTTGAATGCACTGCTTATAAAGGAGGAGTTATAGTAAAAGCATATCAAATGAAGGGTAGTGATATGGGAGTAACAGGTCAATCATTTGTATTCGCTGATAAAGATGGTTGGGTGTCTGAAGAAGGTATGCCTAATAAAATATGGGTTGGAGAAGCTGTTAAATACGTTGATAGATGGTATAAAATTAATCCTGTAGATGATAGCGTAGAAGGTATGCCCAATTTAACGATATAGAGAGACTTTACACATAAAGGTACTTTAAGTACTTCCGTTAATGGTTATGTTACATTTAATGGTAAATAGTATAAGACATGGAATGATTAGACTAATGTAGACGGAGATATAATAATAGGATCTGTTAGATGTCTGAATACTGATACTATGACTGAGGAAGGATAGATTAAAGTAATCGCTATGAATGAGAATGGCACTATATACAACGATAGTATAAGTACTGCATTCAGATATGGATATGTAGCGGGTAATAGTGAAAAGAGAGGTCAGCAGTTTATTAGGAGTTATGTAAGCAGTAGAGACGGTTAGGCAGCAGATGAGGAATTTGCTGTAGTTAATTACTTTGATAAGACTGAAGCTGGTCAAGTTGTAGCATTAAAACCAATAACATAATGAAAACAATATTGTATATTTCAATGATGAATATACGAGATAGAAAGAATACGATACTCCAGAACAGGAGATTATTTAATTATTAAATATTTGCAAATATGGTTAAACAAGAAAATCCTAATTTCATAGCATCTAAGTATGCTCCAAATCCTAAAGAGGTTTCTTACTGGATTGACTTAGCAACAGACAGTACTGGTAATGTTATTAAGTCATATAGTCCTGATCTTAAGAAATGGATACCACTGAATAGAGATGCTAATGTAGACCAATGGACTCACATTAAAGAGATTGTACAATCTGTTGGTTTGAACTATGATAAGAATAGTGATGTTATATCTTTACCTAATAACAGTAGTAATAACTACTTTAAAGGTACTAGTATAGTAGATGCTATTAATAAAGGTGATGCTGCTGTAAAAGCTCAAGTAGATAGACTGGATACTAAGATTGATGATGTGAATGAAGACTTACAGGACTTCAAAGCATTGAAAGGTCAACCTAATGGTCTTGCTGAACTTGATGGTAATGGTAAAGTACCTGCTAGTCAATTGCCTTCGTATGTTGATGATGTAATGGATGCATATGCTACTTATACTGTATCTCCTACTGGAGTACTTTAGAATATACAGTTATATGCAGATGCTGAACATGAAACTACTATAGTAGGCGAGAGAGATAAAATATATGTCAATGTAACTCCTGGTGAAGTAAGTTATCAGTTTAGATGGTCTGGTTCACAATGGGTACACATCGATTCTAATGCTATTATTATTGGTGATATTACTGGTACTGCTTATGATGGTGGTAAGGGTAAAGCTATGGAGAATGTAGTTAACTCTATGCCAGATAATTTATTAAGTACATTCCAGTTAGATCAGACAGATGTTAATAACATTACTATCAGTCTTACTGGAGTAGAAAAGAGTGGAGGTAAATATGTATAGTCTACTTTAGCTGATATTGCTATTACTCCTGCTACTAATACTGTCGCTGGTTTAATGACTGGTGCTGAGAAGATAGCTATCAACGAAACTCTTCCCGATGCTATTAATGATGAAAAGATTGCTAGAGAAGCAGCTGTAAACGGATTAAAAGCTAAGGATACAGAACTTCAAGGTAATATTGACAGTTTAGAGACAGCTTTAAATCAAGATATTACAGAGCTTAGAAGTACTATACTTAAAGTAAATGACAAGGTAGGTTTAACTGAAGCTAATGAAATGCCTGACTTATCAAGTACTAATTACTTAGCAGATAGTCCTAGTGCTATAAGTGCTGCAGTTACTCTTGATGAAGAGATTGGTAAGCTTAGTAGAAATGAAAACGAACTGTGGTATGGTGTTAAGTTTGACTTAGCTAATAGTTCTAGTCCTGATGGTGTACGTACTGGTAATATGGAAATGCATAAAACACTTCCTATCCAGAGTAAGATGAGAGGATGTACTATTAACAATGTTGATAACGTTAAGAAATATTTAAAAGCAGATGATTGGACTAAGTGGGAAGATGGTACGGTTATAGCTCAAGATAGCAGCTAGATTTCACCTGAAATGATGGTAGAAATACCTGAACACTATAGACTGTTAGTGGCTACTCCGGATAATACCGTTGAGGTTCGTATAAGTGAATATAATCTTCCTGGTTATACTAAGGTAGAAAAGAAATATATAGGGGCTTATGAAGGAATAACATCTGAAACTCTACCTAATCTATTACGCTCCATAAATAATACAAAATATAAACCTAAGGTAAGTACTACTAGAAACCAATTCCAAGTCTTTGCTAGAGAGAATAGTAGAACTAACAACTGGAATATCTATACCTATGGCGCACATAGAGACCTTACGTGGTTATTTGTAGTAGAATATGCTACATTAAATAGTCAGAAAGCATTTAATGCTAATTTAACTACAGAAGGTTATCATCAAGGTGGTTTAGGTGATGGAGTAACTTCAGGAACTGTAACTGTAAATGGAGCTACTACTTATTCATTTGTACCTTGCGGTACTACTAATTCGTTAGGTAATGGTACTGGTATAATCGAATATACACATACTAATACTAATGCAGAGGGTACATCTACTGGTACTAAGGTAGTTAATGTTCCTAGATACCGTGGTATTGAGAATCCATTTGGTCATGTGTGGAAGAATGTAATTGATGTAGTAGTTGCTGGTACTGATAATAGTGTATACATCTGCAAAGATTATACTAAGTTTGGTACATTTGAAGGAGGAACTAATCCTACTGCAGAGCAATTAATTGCAGCAGGTTATGAATTACAAGACTTTAAAGAAAGTACAATTACTAGTCAATATGTAAAAAAACTCGTTAATAATAATTAGGCAGATCTATTCCCAACTGTAGTAGGAAATGGAGCTAGTGCTACAACTTATTATTGTGATTATCACTGGACTAGTGCTACAGCTACACCTAGAACTCTTCTAATCGGCGGTGGCTCAGTCGATGGGTCTAATGCGGGTTTGTTCATTTTGAATTCTAACGCTGGGTTGGACTATTCCGCTGCTGATGTCGGGACTCGAATTACCTTCTATGGTGAACCGGCATTGCCAGCTGCTCCAGCTACATTAGAGTTAAATGATGAGGATTATGAACAATTGGATTCTATAGAATCTGAAGAAAACTGGTTTTAATTAACCAATAAAAGGTTGCAGTCGTGAGTAAATCAGCAGTAACTCAGACAATGAGTCTAATGCAGGTTTGTTCAATTTGAATTCTAACAATGAGTTAGACAATTCCAATGCTAATGTCAGGACACTGAAATACGTAAAAAAATTATAAACTGACAAAAAATCAAGGGCTGAACCTTACCTCTTGGTAAAATATGGCATGCTTCTTGAACGCATTGGTAACGAAAGTGAAGATGCGTGAAGGTATTTCAGAAAATATTATTTATGAAGAGATATAATAATTTATTCGATAAGATTGTTAGCTTAGACAACTTATATTTAGCAGATAAGAAAGCTAGAAGAAATAAATCTAGTAGAAAAGATATCAAAGAGTTTGACTAGAATAAAGAAGAATCACTTAAAAAATTATAGCAGGATTTAATTAACGGTACATATAAAACTTCTGAATATAATACATTTATAATTAGAGAACCTAAAGAAAGATTAATATTTAGATTACCTTATTATCCAGATAGAATAGTACATCATGCTGTAATGAATATAATGGAACCTATATGGGTATCTATCTTTATTAAAGATACTTATAGTTGCATTAAACACAGAGGTATTCACGAAGCATTACATAATGTTAAAGAAGCTTTAAAAGATGTAGATAATACTACTTATTGTCTTAAGTTAGATATCAGAAAGTTCTATCCTAGTATAGACCATGAAGTATTAAAAGGTATAATAAGAAAGAAGATAAAGGATTAGAAGTTATTACAGCTATTAGATGAAATAATAGATTCAGCAGAAGGTGTACCTATTGGTAATTACTTATCTTAGTTCTTTGCTAATCTATATCTTACTTACTTTGACCATTGGCTTAAAGAAGATAAATAGGTCAAATATTATTTCAGATATGCAGATGATATAGTAATATTGCATAATAATAAAGAATACCTATGGAGTTTATTTGAAGAAATGAAGTAGTATATAGCTACTTTAAAATTATCTTTTAAAGATAACTATCAGGTATTTAAAGTAGAAGATAGAGGAATATCATTTGTAGGTTATGTAATAAGGCATGACTATACTTTAGTAAGAAAGAATATTAAGCGTAGTATGTGCAAGAAAGCTGCTAGATTAGGTAGAAAGAAACACATTACAGTAGAAGATTACAAACAAGAAATGTGTAGTCATATAGGTTGGCTTAAACATTGTAATGGTATTAACTTACTAAAGAAGATATTACGCTATAAAGAGCTATTAGTTTATGCAAGAAGATTTTCAAAATAGAAACCTTAAATAAACCTTATCGTTATATAATTATAATCTCAAACGGAATTTCGAGCCCTCTCAGATTTTACTCCCCTTTTAATCTGTCGGGGCTTATTTGATTTTTATTATCAGCTACTATCTATGAATTACCAACAATTAGGAGAACATACTATGTCAATATTTAAGAACATGTTCAGTAGTGCGAATAAATGCGTAGCTTCTGTTATAACTGGGCTACTTTCTATATTCGCACCTGTATGGGTTCCTATCACTGCTGTCGGTATATTGATACTACTTGATGCTATCTATGGTTATAAAGTCTCTAAAAAATATGGGCATCCTAAGATTGAATCACATAAAGCATGGAAAACTATATGGAAGACTAGAGATGCAGCAGTAGCAATAACTAGTGCATCAATAATAGATTAGCTGGTAGTAACCTCTATTAACTTGCACGCTGTAGAAATAGTAGCAGGAATGATAGCCTTAGTTGAGTTTTGGTCGTTACTAGAATCATTTAGCGACTTATATCCTAAATGGAAAATATGGAAAATCCTCAAAAAGGTTATAAAAGCAAAAGGAGAGAAATATTTAGATATATCATTAGATAAAGAATTACCAGATGATTCCAATACTGAATTAGTTAGTTAATTGGTTTACAAGGAATTTCAGAGCAGTCGCAGTAGGTTTAGTTAGTTTACTTATTGCGACTGTTTTTGTTTAGAACCATTAGCTACAAAAGAAGAATAAAGAGATTGACAGAATAACTAACAATGTTAGAGCTTACGAGCAATTAGCATCCTAGAAAGAATAGTTAAACAGAGTGTTATAGCTTACTATAGAAGAACTAAATACTAGTAATGATAGTTTATTAAAAGAAACCAAGGATGCTTAGAAAAAGCTTAAAATCAAAGACAAGAACCTAACTAATATAAATGTAATCAATACCGAGATTAAAGATTCAGTTAGAACTATTATAAAACATAAGCTAATAGATTTCGACGAAGAACTTAAAATTAATCCATTAACAACTATCATAGTTAGTAGAAAGGATTCAATCCTTAAAGCCACATTAGATATTAAGAATCAATAGATTCTGTTTGTAGAAGAGAAGAAAGAATACAAGAATAAGTACCGTAACGGCTTTATTAGGTTCTTGCACTTTGATTGGAAACGTATACGTACCAAAAAATATCAGATAGTTAACAGTAATCCAATAATCAAGGTAACTGATACTCGTGTAATTGAGTTACCAAAATGATAATCAATATATTCAATAATATTAATCAATAATAATATGCATAGAATATTTCGTGTAAAGGCTTACGAAGCAGAACACGGTCCTCACTTCAATGAGGAACATGCTCGTAAAGCTGTAAGTAAAATGGAAAATGAGGATGGTACTCGTGGACCGCATTGGTCTGTAGAAGAAACTACCGCATTAGCTAGTCAGTACGGAATAAATCTGGGTAGCAGATTTAATCGTTATGATTGGTTCGTAGCACTTAACATGGTTTATTCTGATTACTATAAGGTAATTATAAGTATGACTAATTCTAATAGCACTAAACATTTTGTTGAATTGGCAAAAGCTTGGATCAATGACAAAGACATTGATGAAGGTAAGATGTGGTATTACTATATTTACGTTATGTGTGATAAGATCAGACAAGCTGAAATGGAATGCTATGAGGAAGAAGTTGAAAAGCGTGAAAAATACGAAGATGACGATGATGACGAATTTGAACGCATAGGCTTATTCCGTAGAGGTGGTAGAAGAGGTGGTATGATGCGTGGTGGTCGTAGAGTATATTCTACTAGCAGAGCTAGAGACTATGAAGACGATTATGAACGTATGCTCGAAAGAGAAAAAGAGTACGAACCTTATTCAGAATATGGACGTGGCAAAGCAGTTCGCTACGTTAGATATTAATAAAAATCAATTTTTAAATTAAATCAATTATGTTAGAAGATAGAATTATTGTGCAGGATCGTGGTATTGATGCTGGTCTTGCTGCTTTAATATAGAATGCTAATAAAGGTAATATGGATCCCGCTGCTTTGATGGCTATGATGAACAACGGTGGTTTCGGTGGAAACGGCGGTTGGTGGTGGATTTGGATTATTTTGATCTTCTTCTGCTGGGGTGGTTTTGGTGGTAACGGTTTCGGTCGTGGAGGTAATGACGCAAGTCGTTTAGCTTCTCAGCTGAATAATGACGCTAACACCAACCTGTTAATGCAAGCTATTAATGGCAATAAGGAAGCTATAAGCTCACTGTCTAATACTTTGAATTGTGATATTAATGCTGTTCAGACAGCTCTTAATACTATCAATTCTGGTGTAAGTCAGATTTCTTGTGATACTAAATTGTCTAGCTGTGAAGTAATCAATGCTATTACTTCAGGTAATGCATCTCTTGCTTCTGAGTTAGCTAATTGCTGTTGCACTACTCAGAGATCTATTGATGCTGTAAATAACAATATTACTAAGATGGGTTATGAAAACCAGTTGTCTGTATGTAATCAGACTAATAACTTAGTTAATACTATGAACAGTAATACTTTAGCTCTTCGTGATAGTGGTACAGCTAATACTCAATCTATAATTGCTAAGTTAGATGCTATGCAGAATCAGGCTTTGCTTGATAAGATTGATAGTTTACGTGAGAGAAACTCTACACTGCTTACTCAGTTAAGTCAGGAACACCAAACGGCTACTTTCGGTAATATGATTAGCTCTGCTACTGCTCCGATTGTAACTAAGTTGAATTCTTTACAATCAGATGTAGATGGTATTAAATGCAAATTACCTAATACAGTAAGCGTTCCTTATCCGCAATTGTCATGCTATAATCCTGAAATATTTAGAGCTGCTGCTATGGGAGCTTATGCTGGTGATGCAGCCTTTAATGGAGTAGGTTATAACAATGGTTGTGGTTGTGGTTGCTAATAAAGAAAGGAGGTAATTATGTATCCTTTCTATAATGTACAACCGTTATTCCCATTTTGGGGTCCATTTTTATTTGGAAGGCGTCGTAGAAGATTAAATACTATATCTGGAATTCCAGTACTTAAAACTACTGGGGTAGTAGCTACTTCTACTGAAGTAAGATATGATGTTAACTATCAAGAGTATAGAAGTTTACCAAACGAAGGATTATTCTTTCTGGATGTAAGACAGTCTTCTGCTGAAGCTAGCGCTTCATTACCAGTAGGTTTATCAGATGGTAACAGTGAAAATAATAATCAATCTATGCTTCGCAACGCTCTACAAGAAGATGTACAAGCAGGTGACCTACAACTAAACTTTAGATATTTAATATATTATAATAAATGTAATAATGTCTATTAGTTAGTGAATGCTTATCCTGCAAATATAACCGCACCAGGTGCGTAATAATAAACAAAAGGGCTCTTGATTGAGCCCTTATAAAACTAACTTATTATGTTATTCAATCAATTAAATATAGGTGACAAGGTATATATAATAGAAGTAGTTGGTACATTCAAGAAGACTACTGAGTATAATGAAGGTTCCGTTACTCAAGTAAGTTCAATATATGATGAGCCACTACCACCAGGATAGTTCCCTATGCCTAATCAACCCAGAAAGAAAGTAGTAGATATAACTATATAGTGTAATGGAGAGACTAAGAAGTTTACTATACCTGAGAATAAATCAGTTATAACAGATAATTCTATAGGTCTTACTATATCTACTGATAAACAAGAAATTATAAATATAGTACGTAATCAATATAATACGTATAAGTAGAGAAAAGAGGCAATAGCTAAATGCGATGAAGAAATGGCCAAGTGTCAAGTATTATTAGATAAGTTGGGAGTAGATAATGAACCAGCTAGAGAGAATGATAAAATATTAGAACTATAGAAAGAAGTTAGTGAGTTGAAGAATATAATAAGGAAAGCTAATTAGATGGTTCCACCACCTATGAAGGAAATGCTCCCTTAGGATATGAAGAATGCTATGGATAAGGTTGGTCAATAAGATCAACCTTTTTTATTTTAAGCCTTTTTAAGACCGCTATTACTTGAATTAAAGGATTGTATTACTAATAATAGAAAGTGCCTATAACAGCCTTAAAATGCGTTATATGGCTTATAACGTTATTAAAACATAATATATTATGACACTCAATTAGCTTGTAGATAACATTCTACTTATTGCTCGTAATAATAATATTGCAGAGTCTGAGCATTTAAGTAGAATACAAATTGAAAAGTGGATCATAGGTTATAGGGCTATGTTGATTAAGCAAGATATAGATAAGGGTAGAGATATAAATGAATTATATCTTACTACTATAGAACCTATCCATTTAGATCGTGAAGAAACTGTACCAGGTTACTTTACTTATGTAGGAGATAAAGAACTCCCTAAGTTAATAGACTTTAACTATAGACCTGGAGTAATAAATGTACGTGATATGTTTGGTAATATGATTTAGATAGGTAGTCGTACTAAAGCTAAATTATAGAAGTATAGGAAGGCTACGTGTAAAGACTATATTGCATGGGTAAAGAATAATAGAATATACGTAGATGGTGATTCTAATCAGTTAGAGTATATCAGCGTAGATGTAATAGCTGAAGATCCTACAGAACTCAATGCTTGTTTTGATCCAGATAGTGAGTTCCCTATACCATCTGCAATGATACCAACTATTACACAAATGATATTAGAGAGAGAATTACGTTTTATGATTACTATGCCTAGTGATGATATTAATGATGCGCATGATGATACATAGAACAGAGTTAGTGATAAATAATTGATGTATGAAATATTAGAGAAAGAGTTATACTACTACTGATTTCTATGAGAGCTATAAATAGTACATAGAACCTAATACACCTTATGATATTGATTTATAGACATATAAGAATATTATTAATGACTATTTTTAGTACATTAGGGATGAGGTGATGTACAATTGTAAAGAATTCAAGTTTCCATGTAGATTAGGTACTTTACAAATCATTAAACATTAGCCAAAAGAATTTACAGGCAAGAGTCTTAGATGGGACTGGAAAGCTACAAAAGAAACTGGTAAGCCTGTATACCTACTTAATGACCATAGTAATTATTATAAGTATAGATTCTTTTGGTCAAAGAAAGACAGTTTGCTTACTAATAAAACTAAGTATTAGTTTATAGCTTCAAGAGATAATAAACGGGAATTATGTAAAATTATAAAATCTAGGATGCGAGACTATGTCGAATTATAAGTTTAAAGAATTAAAAAAAGTGCCCAAATCTGCCGGTATATATTCTATTTGTAATTTATTGAATAATAAGCGTTATATAGGTAGTACTAATAATTTCTATAACAGGTTTCACGAGCATAAATGCTTATTACGAAATAACAAACACCATAGTCTACATTTATAGAATGCTTTTAATAAGTATGGAGAAGGGGCATTTGTATTCCAGATATTAGAAGTATGTGAGCCTGTTCGGGACACATTGCTTTATATTGAGTAGAAGTATCTAGATCTAAAACCAGAATATAATATTAACAAATACTCTAATGGTGCAGATATTGGATTTAATAAAACTAGGAGTGATAAATATCATAGGGTAGAAGTACAAGGACTAGATCCTATAACTAAATAGATAGTAGTAACTTTTCCAAGTATAGTTTGCGCCAATAAATTCTATAAAAAGGCTATATATAATCCTGCTATACTAGATTCGATAAATAGTTACGGTAGACACGCTTATTTAAATCTGATTTGGAAGTTTAGTGATTAGGATATTGAACTTTTTTAGAATAACTATAGGAAGAGAAAAAGAAAAGTTGCCAAGTACACATTAAACGGAGATTTAATATGTGTATATGAATCTGTAAAAGAAGCGCAACAGTCTATAGGCTAGCGTAAAAATTTTGCTAGAGACATTATAAAAAATAATTATAAATGGAAGGGATTCCTTTGGAAATATTTAGATTAATATGATAAACAACAGAATGATTAGCTCTAAGACAGTAATCGCGAAAGCTGTTGCAGATTTTGATATACCCGAAGATAAAATAAAAATATCAGATTGGAGAGAGTGGCTACTCGAGGGGATATTAAAAATTGGAGCTATATAGTAGTTTGAACATAAGGTAGAAGTACTACCTATAGAATGCCACCAAGTATCATTACCTTGTGATTTGTATAAATTAGATTAGGTAGCATACTCATACTGTTGTAATGGTGGATGGCTACCTATGAGAAAAGCAACATCCAGTTTTGGTGTATCTCATGATAATCAATGCTGTAGTAAAGCTTGTATGTTGGTACAGGATGCAGCTATGTTTCCATTAGTTAAGAATATGTTTAATCTTACTAATGACAGAGAAGCATTGGACAAGTTAAATGAAGATAATAATCTTAGAGAAACATTAAGTGCGTTAATAAACTAGAATACTGTACCTACAGCAAATGGCAGATATTTAGGCAATAGAATAGGTCATAAAGATGGTACTATGTATAGTTATGATTTACAGTATATGACTAAACCTGGTTATATAATGACTAATGTACCTAGAGGATACATTAAGATATCATATTATGCTATATATACAGATGAAGATAGTATGCCAATGATACCGGATTTAGAGTCTTATAAGGAGGCTTTATTATGGTATCTGGGAGTTAAACACTTTTATCCCCTTAAATTAAAAGGATAGATAAGCCAACAAGATTACTATGATATGAGAAATAGTTGGAATTTTTATCGCAAATAGGCCTATGCTGAAGCAATGTCTCCAGGACCAGATGAAATAGAATCGATAAAGAATACCTGGCACAAACTATACCCAGAGATGAATGACCACGATACTTTCTTTAGTACTAGTGGCGAAGAACAGATATTATATAACCAAGATAGCGCATTAAGATTGATATGATAAGTAATACTGCACAAGTCAATACATTTACGGGTGGTCTTAATATGGACTAGGACGTAAATTTGATACCGGATACTCAGTATAGATATGCTGAGGATGTTCGTGTTATCACTAATGATGGAGGAACTACAGGAGTATTACAAAGTATAGAGAATCCTAGAAGATACGATACTATTATACCTAAAGATGAGACGATAATAGGTACTACTACGATAAATGATATTGCAGTAGTAATAACTAAAACATCTGATAACATTAATAAGATATACAGATTAATGGGGTTTGATACTAATATGCCTCAAATCAAATTAGTATGTAAAGGAGCTTTAGGATTATGTGAAGATTTATTTAAAAATCCCACACTAAGTATTGTAGGTAACTATGAATCAGATACTAATATAAAGATATACTTTACTGATGGAAACAGTCCTATTAAGATTGTTAACATAATGAGTAATAAGTATATAGATAATTCTAATCTTATAGATGAGAATGGAAATATAATTAATCCTGGCTCATTAGAAATAACACCTGTAGTAAGTTTATTACCATTTAAATTCCGTTGGCTATCTGAAGGTAATCTTAAAGCTGGAATGGTAACATATTGTTATCAATTATTCAATGTGCATGGTACTGAAACAGTTACTTCTCCAATGAGTGAGCTAATTCACTTAACAAATAGTGTAACTAGCCAAGGTAGTTCTGAATATAAAGGTACTGGCTTGAATAAATCATCTAACAAATCAGTAATGTTATCTACTGAATTATCTCTTTAGGATTTCAATAAGTTAAGAGTAATACGTCTATTTTATGAACAGAATAACTCTACTCCTGTTATTAGTATAGTAGATGAAATAGATATTCCAGATGGTCAAACAGATATTCAGTATGTAGATTATGGTTCTACATTGAGCGATATATCTATAGATGAGTTTAATGCTATGACTGGTTATTAGTTTATAGCGTAGACTCTTGCTAAAATGCAAAATAGATTATTCGCTGCTAATGTAACAGAGAACACTTGGATACCAGAAGATGAAGATGGTAATGACTATGATGCTAGAGCATATAGAGCTAATTCAGAAGGAAGCGTATAGTTATTATCTAGTTTAGATAGTAATAACATTCGTCTATCTATAACAGACGATGAAGCTATAAAACGCATTCCTATTACTCATGACTGTATAAATCCCTTTAATAACACAAAGTATACAAAGGATGCATCTAATTCCTAGAATGTATATATATACAATAAGGAAGGTGAATTAGGTGGTTATGGTATTAATATAGAATATTCATTCATAACTACAGATATAAATTTAAGCAATAAACAAGATAAGTTTAGATTAGATCAATCTTGTAGTATGGATGTATCTACTGTTAGAAACAATACTAGATATATCAATAGAGGTACAGACAAGATGCCTGAGATAGTACAACCTACTAAAGAACAGTAGAACAATTCATATATACCTAACTATGCTGATCCTTATATAGCTGCTAATTATAGAGGTTACCAAAGAGATGAGATATATAGATTTGGTATAATATTCTACAATGATAAATCTGTAGCTTCTCCCGTACTTTGGATAGGTGATATTAGAATGCCTCATGCTTCACAAATGCCTCCATTTAGATATGAAAATAATACTCTTATAGGTAATGCTTTAGGTGTAGAATTTAAAGTAAAGAAAATGCCAGTTGGCGCAGTAAGTTACGAGATAGTTCGTTGTGATAGAACTGAGCGTGATAGAACTGTGATTATGCAAACTGTAGGTAGTTACGTATATGAGTATAGAATTCAAGAACAGGATAAATATGTAGGATAGGGATCTGAATTAGATAGTAGTTTGGAGATGAGACCTACTCCTTTCTTCTGTAGTTTGATTGGTGAACAATTAGCAATATCAACAGGTACAGCGGAAGATATCGGTAATTTCTCTCTTACTATGAGAGTAAATGATTATATACGTTTAGTATCTCCAGAAATATGTGTACAGGGTGATGATGCAACTAAACTGTTTGAAGGAAGTGTATACTTAGATGGTATAGGCTCATACTATTCTCCATTTGTAGGTGGTAAAGTAAATGATAGCAAGTTTGATGATTTTAAAGATAACTATGTAAATGGTAATACTATTGGTAATAGTGTAAGTCGTAGTATATTTGCTGCGGCGGATTACGTTACTCAGATAGATGGTAGAGTATTGCAGCAAGATACTGTGCCATATGTAGGTTATGGTAGTAGATGGGGTCTTAATGTATTAGCTGTAGGATTCCCTTATCAAGATAGTAGAGGTAATAAGGTATACCGTGGAGCATCAATAGCTAAATATTTCGTTCCAACATTTGGGCAATCTCAATCTACATCATATATTGAAGATGCTAAATATCCGCCTAACATAGACTATAACATGTATGGGGCTCCAGATGTAGTAGCTAAAAGAATAAATGTTGGTAATAGAACTTATACTAATTACTCTATGTCCGATTTTATTCATAATGATAATCAATCATTACAAGGCCCAGCTGGTCCGTGTATTATAGCCCATGTACCAGAATTATAGAATGTATTCTCTGGATTTAATAGCGTACCTACTAGTAAATATCCAGAACTTCATCCTTTTGATTCTACTAACGCTATTCCTGTATTTAATGTTAAACGTGATGGTAATTCTATATATGGTGGTAATACATTCTCATCTAGACAGAATTCTGTATACATAAGTATCGCAGCTCACGACAGTAAGTATGTATTTGGAGGAGATACTTATTTAAGTCTATTAGATTATCCTAACACTATGTTATTCCAATTGCCTGACGCTAAGGAATGGGATGGAATGAAGAATTATATAGGAGCTTATATACCATTTGAAAGTTCTATTAATATGAATTTATTCCACGGAGATCAGATTCATAGAACAGTAACTAGTTCAAATTTTGCAGACTCTTGGTTGCAGTTAGAGCCTACTTAGATGTAGGATATACACGTACAAGATCTTCCTTACTTTGTATATAATTCTGTTTATTCTGCATAGAATACTGGTAAATTGTATGTACCTAATTCTATGTATGCTGATAAAGACGTAAGGTATACTAATAGAATATTAACTTCATAGGCTAAGACTAATAATGAAGTAATAGATTAGTGGTCTAAATTCAAAGTAGCTGATTACTTAGATGTAGATAATCAGTGGGGAGACATAACCAATCTAAAAGTATTCAAAGATAGACTATTCTATTTCCAAGATACTGGAGTAGGAGTAGCTTCTGTCAATGAAAGATCACTTATTACTGACGATAATGTAAATCAACTAGTATTAGGTACTGGTGGTATATTAAGTAGATTCGACTACGTAACTACTACTAATGGTTCGTCTATTAAGAATGACAAGAGTATAATTAATTCAGATAATGTGCTTTATTGGTACGATTATGATAAGAACGAAATATGTTCTTATACGGGTCAAGTAAGTTAGTTATCTAAAGAAAAGCAGGTACAATCTTACTTTAATAAAAACATTAAAGAAGATAGGGCTAAAGCTATGTCCTTATTTGATAAGAAGTATAATGAGGTATGGTTTAATGTACTAAATAAACCACTAGTATTTAATGAGTAGTTAGGTAGATTTACATCTTTCTATACATTTAATCCTAAATGGTCGTTACCTATTTCTGATAGAGTAGTAGCAATAAAAGACAATGAATTGCATACTATACATGATACTGGAGTAATAGGGTTAACTCCTTTAGATAGAAAAGCTAAATTAGAAATAGTTATTAATAAGAATGCTCCTTATACTAAAGTATTTGATAATGTTAGATTACAAGGAGAGTTTAGAGATGGTAATCAAGAGTCTATTAAGGACGATATCATAGATTATATGAAATTCAGTACCAAACATCAAGAAGCTATTAGAGAGCATACTGAAGAAGAACTTGATGAAGAAGGAAGTGTAATTACTCCTGAACAACATATAATAACCGATTATAGAGAAGATACATTTAGATTCCCTATACCTAGAGCAGATAAGAATGAAGATGCGTTATCGTTACCTGCCAGGTTAAGAGGTAAGTATATGATATGTGATTATGAGTTAGATTCTGATATAGATCACACTTTTGAAATACCATAGATTACAACAACATACAGAAATTCATTAATTTAATATGAAAAGTAAAAAGAAAACAAAAGTACCAGCATATGCATTTGGAACTCAATTCAAAGAAATTGGAAACAACATGCTTGGAAATGCTCCCGATATATTAAATACTTTAACTACTCCTTTTTAGAAATCTAATGCTACTACAGGAGGACAAGCTGTTGCACAGTCTATAGGTGATATAACTAGTGGTGCAGCTACTGGTTTTAAGGTTGCTGGTCCAGTCGGTGCTGCGGTAGGTGCGGGTATAGGTTTAATAGGTAGATCCGGTGAACAAGCTAGAATGACTTCATTTACGGATTATGATGAAGGTAGCCTTGGTAGTGGTCTAATTGGAGCATTTAGTAATAGAAGATTGCGTAGAAAGAGAGCTGCTATTAAAAAGAATGCATATAGTAATAGAGCTGCTGTACAAGGTACTAATTACCTACAAAGTGAAGCATATGATGATATGATAGGGATGAATACAGATACTATGGCCAATGGAGGAATGTCTTCCTCTTTAGCTTACGTAGATGATGGTGAATTAATATAGACTCCAGACGGAAGTATAAGTAAAGTACCAGAGAATAATAAACCTACTGACAGTAATTTAGTTAGTTTACCTGAAGGCAGTAGAGTATTAAGTGATAAGCTTAAAGTACCTGGTAGAAAAGAAACATTTGCACAACTTGGTGAGAAAATGATGGCAAAAAAGAAAAGTAAGTACAATGACAGATTTGCAGAGAATGCAGCAAAATTAAATGAAATGAATAATAATATGATTCATGATTAGCTGTTTGCTATGTAGGAATCTGTTAAACAAAGTAAAGGTATTAAACCTAAGACTAAGTAGATACAAGCAGCTGCTTTAGGTGATGAGATTAAACCTGGTTTAGGAGATAGAATAGTAGATGCTATCTATAACCCTAATCGTAAATGGGGTGCTGGAGTGCAGTGGGGAACTGGTAATAATCAATGGTATCATGTACCAGTTAATCCTAATAATACACAACCTACATCGACTACAGCTTCTACGAATACAGGATTAATTGATGAAGGTAAACCAGAGTTACCGTTTACTTGGTATGGTACAGTTAACCCGTTAAAACCAAAACATCCAGAACTATTAACTGCTACTAATGATGAAATGGCAGGTTTAGGAGATGCTCTTACTTCTCAAGCAGATAAGGTTACCACTTTACCTAAAAGTAATGCTTATAGCAAACCTAAGCCTGAAAATAATAAATTTGATTGGGGTTCTGCTTTGTCAGGTATGGCTTCTTTAGCACCTATTATGTCTAATCTATTTACTGGTAGACCTGAAACAGTTGATGCAGTATATAACCCATATGCTACTAGCATTACTAATACTATGCGTAGACGTAGATATGATATTAATCCTGCTATTGAAGATTTAAATCGTAATAGAGCTACTAGTAATTATAATGCTAGCCAAATTAATACTAATACAGGAGCTAACTTAGCTTATAGATTACAATCAGCTGTTAATACTGATAGAGCTATAGCTAGTTTAAGATCTCAAGAAAGTAACGCTAATAATCAATACTTAGGTGATTATGCCAATACTATGAATCGTTTAGGACAGCAATGGGTTAATGCTACAAATATAGCTAACGAGGCTAATGCTCAAAACAGAGCTACTACTAGAAACATACGTAGAGCTGGTTTAAGTCAGTTAAGTCAATGGGCTCAGAATAGAGAATTGATGCGTAATCAGAAAGCTAGAGATATGGAAATGTGGCCTCTATATCAAAGATTCTTGCAAGCTGGTTTTACTGAAGATGATCTCAGAGCTATGATGAATTCTAACCGTAATACAATAAGTAGAAAAGGAGGTAAATGATGCAAGCTAATAGATATGATAGAGCTGCAGAAGCTCCTATAATGAATACCTATGTACCAATTAATTTTGGCGAATTGTATAGAATAGGTTAGGCACAAAGACAAGCTGTTGAACAAGCTGCTAATGAATTTACTAATACTGTTAGTAAGTTTGGAGAATTTCAATCTCCTTCTGCTGTAGATACTTAGAGATACTACGAGAACTCTTTAGGAAAGATAAGAGACTTAATAGACGAAGCTGCTACTAATCCGGATGCTATGAAGGATGCTAACTTTAGAGCTAGATTGAATTCTCGTATCGCTAATCTTGATTACGCTACTCTTAGTAATTTAAGACAAAGTAGAGAAGGAATGCTAGCAAGACAAAAAGCTAATTAGGAATTAATGATAAAAGGTATGTATAATCCTCTTTGGCATGACGTAGATTTCACTAACTATAACACAGTAGATAGTGGAATATTTAACGATATTGCTCCTCTTGCTTATAAATCTGAAGTAGACTTAGTGAGACCATATGTAGATAATCTGAAAGCTAGTTTCATGGGAGTTAAAGATGGATGGATTCATCAAGGAGTTTCTACTTATAGAACAGATTATGAAATACAAAGAAACTTATCTAGTATATAGAATACTCCAGAATATCAAAAGCATTTAGAAGTATTACAAAGACAAGGTCTTAGTAGACAGGATGCTGAAGAGCAACTTAATAGAACACTTATTACAGCAGGTAGAGAATTTGCTTATGACCAAGCAGAACGTGATCCAATGGCTGTAGCATTAGCTAGAAGAGCAGGCGCAGGAAGTCAACAGAATCGTTTACTTAATCTAACTGACCAATTAGAGTTAACAGCAAGAGATACTTTTGCTTCAGCTTTAAAAGATGCACCTACAGTTCAAGATGCTAGAAAGAAACTCAATGATATGTTTACTCTTAGTGCTAAAACTAATAACAGTTTAAATAGTGCAATTAACGATGTTATTGGAACTTTAAGTAGTGGTATAGGTGCTGAGGCAAACGAAGTATTAACTGCTCAAGGAACTCAGACGGGTAAGATGACTTCTCAAGGTTGGAGAGTAGGTAATTCTTCTTCTGAGTTCTTACTTAGAAAACGTCTTGCTGAGAATTTAATGGATAGAAAGATTGGTAGTAGTAGTAAGTTACAAGATGATTTTGAAAAGGGGCAGTTTAAGAATTTCTTAGTAGCTGGAACTCCGAATATTACTACAGATGGTTCAAACATATTCCATAATAAATACATTTTTATTCCTAAATCAGAAATAGATAAAGGTAAATATACAGCTAGAGATCTAGCAGAAGTACAAGGAGATTGGGTAAATCTCGACGAAGATCAGGTAAGAGTAACTGAATCTACAAATGATTATGGTGAAACTAGAACTTCGATTAATACCGCTCTTAAACAAGGTACTTATTTAAGAATTCCAGTAAGTACGGTTGTACCCAGACGCGGTTTAGAAGCAGTTGAGAATGATGCGTTACATGCTAAGAGTAGAAACATAGGACAAGACATTAGAGATGTAATGCAAGCTCAATCTGAAAGTAACAGACTATTTTAATATAATATTATGAGTAGACAATAGAACTATACTCTAGGTAAAAATACAGATAATAATATCGCTAGTGAATACCCTAATTATACCTTACAAGGTGATTATGGGTATTCATACGATTCTAGATCAGATTATTACCAAAGAAGATTAGAAGATAGAGAGAACGATATAAACTACGATAATAAAACTACTAATGAAGATTCTACAAAAGATAGTAAAAGTAGAATATCTAATTGGTGGACATCTAGAAGTATGCCTGAATTACTTCAGTCTAGTGAAGACGCAGATGATAAGGATAAGAATATCACTGTCCTAGACTATATGTACGATGAAGCTGAGAAGTCTGGAGACATAAAAGCTTTAGATGTATATCGTAGTTTTATGGAAAAGAAGGATCAATCTAAATTAAGTAGATTATAGAATGAAGTTAGAGAGGGTGAAGCTAACTATTTAAATTCTATTAATCTAGCTAAAGATTATCTTACAAGTAAACAAGAATTAATTGATTTACAAAGATAGATTGATTCTGCAACAGATTGGACACCTACGCAAATTCAATCAGCTCAGAATAGAATAATTGAACTAGAAGATAATATTAAGAATATAGAAAATGGTGTAAACCAATTAGATTAGAACGGTAACATCATATATCATCAACCTGGTTTAAAAGAGCTAGCTAGAACTAATCCGTATTTACAGGATATATTCTATGAGACTAGACCTGGTAAATTATTCAGTACTGATAAATTTGGTTCTGTAACAGACTTATGGAAATACTATAGTTTCGACTGGCTAGCAGAAGATTATATTGGTGATCTTAATCCTGGTAATAACTTTAAGCATTTACTAGCTAATGACGGTATAAACGATGCAATCTTTGGGAGAACTCATCAACTATCTCCAGATCAAATAGAATATATGTGGAGTAGTAAAAACCAAGGCAGCAATTTAGCAAAGCAGATTGAACAGCTTAATAATGCTGAAAAGGTTGTAAGTTCTCGTTTAGCTGATAAAAATCAGCAAATACAAAGTATGATACATACTTTAAAGCATGGTAATTGGCTATACAATCCAAGTAAGATATCTACTGAATTCAGAGAAAGACAAGAGAATAATCAAATATCTGCATTTAATCCAGAATCTTGGATTTATGCATTACCAGAGTTAGGTACTAGTTATTCTGAATTTGAGGCTATGTTAGGACAATTTGGTACTAGTATGGCCGCTAAATGGGCATCTAAAGCTGCCATGGCAGCAGGTTCTGGTGGTACCGCTCCTTTGTTAATAGGCGCAGCAGAATTAGCCACACAAGCTGCGATTACTAATTATACTCGTAATTCAGAAACTCAAGCTGAAGTATTTGATTCATTTAAGTAGAGAGTATTAGAAGGCGCAGATTAGATGAGAATTAATCTTCCCAGTGTAATACAATCTGCCGATGAGTAGCTAAAAGCCAGAGGATTTGATACTTCTGAAATGACAGATTATGAAGTATTAGAAAACGCTTTATCACAGAATATAATCACTCCCGACGCTAATTTTAATTAGCTAGTAAATGATTCTCAAAAAGGTCTAGATGTAGTTAGATAGACTAATCAAGCTTTAATGTTATCTGACTTAGCTCAAGGTATGTTTATGTTTGGTGGTTCATATATGAAGAACTACTTTGGATTATAGAAAGCTGCTAAAAGAGCTGTAGGTAATCGTAATATATCCTCTGGACTAGAAACTGCTGTAATTGATAGATTACGTAAAGATGATTTATATGCAGCAGCTGATGGTATTATAGATCGTACTATTGCTAGAGTTGTAGATAAAGCATGGAAAACTCCTGGAGGTAAAACTAGAGCATACAATGCTATAAGTAATCTTACCAATATTGGTAAGAAACTAGGTGTTTCTTATTTCATGGAAAAGACTGAAGAAGGTCAACAAGGAGTAGTAAGTAATTATTATAGAACTGGTAAGTATGATAATGCTGGAGATTATAGTCTGTTGTAGGGGGCTGCTAATGCATTAAAATTGGCAGGAGAAGCGCATATGGCATACTATGGTATTCACCCAGATGAGAATCTAAATGGTGATGCTGATTTACGTAAATCTATGGATATAGGTGGATTTACTGGATTATTTATGTCTGGAGTATTTAGTTCACCTGACGTATATAGTGCTACTGCTCAATATCTTACAGATAGTAATCTGAGAGGTTATATTGCTGACGGATATGGTAATGCCGAAAGACAAAATAAAGTAGAGCAGTTTATGAATGCTGCTAGTTCTGATGGGAGAAAAGGTTATTCTAGAATAATCAATAACTTAGAAACTCTTAAGGATAAATTTAAACCTGAAGGTGTTACTAATGAAATGATTGATGAAGACATAAGATTAGTAAACAATATAGAAAGATTATCTAATAATAAGTCTTTACGTAGTATAACTGATGAACTAGGAATAAATAATGATGACTTTATATCTGTAGTAAAAAATGCTGTATATATTCAAGATAGATTAAAAGATGCTAGTGAAGCATCTGAAGCTTCTACTAGAGAAATAGAAAGTGTTATTCAGAAAATAAGAGAAGATGCTGACTTAAAAGAAGAAATAAAGCAGCATTATTCTGATTATTTAGCTCGCTATGATAAAAAACGTAGTGATAGAAGAAGACAGATAGTTAATGATTTACCTGCATCTGATATTACTTCTAGAAGTAAAAAGGAATTATCTGAATACGTAGACCAATTATTAGGTAAAAGAAGTGTACTGTCTGAAGAAGAGTATGCTAATGAATTCATGGGCAGAATGGTTGCTGTTCAAGATTACAACGACTTACTTACTCTTAGAGATGAACTTAATTCAAGAAAGCAGGATTTACAAAGACTAAAAGAGGATAAGAATTTAGATGTAAATGTAGATGGTATATCTGGTATTATAAAGTATGTAGAATCTCAAATAGAAGAACGTAAACCAGTTATACAGCGATTCTTAGGAGAAGAAGTAGGAGAACAGGTAATGGATCTTGGGTTATCTGTTCCTTTTGCAGATCAATTATCTGTAGCTACCATAAGTAAGTATGTTAATGATGGGGCAAGAGCTGATTTATTCGCTCATGCTTTAGCATATACTACTGGAAAATATGTAGGTGATACTAGATTGTATAAACCTACTTATAATAATCTTACCGAAGAACAGCAGAAGCAAATACTTACTAATGAGATGTAGGCAGACAAGATCAACGGTAAGACTAGAACTTCTGATTAGATTATATAGGATTATGATAACTCTGTAAATGAAGAATGGAATAAAGATGATAAACTTGCTGACTAGGATTTAGTACAGCGTAAAAGAGCTATGTCTGTTATTCAGAAAGATTTACAGCGTAAAAAAGATCAAGAGCAAGTAAGTAGAGAGGAGATAGCTGAAGATACTGGTAATTTAGCAGATATAGAACAAGGAACTCCCAATACTGAAACAAAAGCTCCAGAGGTTGCTCCTATGGATGAAGTAGAAGAGGTTACTATACCAGATGTATAGATAGCTGAATAGGAAATAAGTAGTCTAGAAGATCAACTAAACATGTTAGAGGAAGCTATAGAAGGTTCTCCTCTACAAGATAGAGTAAGTGTAGATGAAGTAGAAGCTGATGTAGAAATGGATGACGTTACTAATACTAATCAAGATATAGAAGATGAAGTATAGATGCAGAATCCAGCTGAAGAAGTTACATCAGTAGAACCTACAGATATTGCTGAAGAGGTAGAAGAATAGCAAACAGATGATTCTACTACTGAAGAATCTTAGGGACAATAGGAGGAAGTAGACGATGCTCAATTTGCTCCTGCTGAGGAATCACTACAGGACAAGGAAGAAGGATCTGCAGAATAGCCTACAGTAACAGAAGTAGAAGATACTCCTGCAGCTTCAGATATTGCTCCTCAAGTAGAGAATCCGGTAAATATTACAGAAGTAGAAGACACTCCAAAATCTGATGAAATTTTTTATGATGCTTAGAACGATTAGCTAGTATACATGCCTGATGGTAATCCTGAAAATGGTATACCTGTAAATGACCAAGATATATTAGAACAATCTGCATTTGAAGAATCATACGATTTTGATTCCAGATTGTAGGGCCCTTCTTCATATTATAATAGGTCTACTAATGGTTGGGTAGCTGCTAGAAAGAAATTCAGAAGATTACATATAGCTAATACTTTCTTCTTCCAGCCTAATACAGATGAAGTTATGCCTATTACTGTAGCTGGTAAATCTGTAAAGTTTGTAGGTAAAGATGGTGGTAAAGTTGATAGAAGACCAGGTAGAGAATTAGCTGATAATTTAGCTATTCCGGGATGGTTATCAACAGCTGATGATATATACTTTGTAGTTACATCCTTTAAACATGACATGTCATTTGATAGTGCTATAGATAATTTAGCTATTCACGTGATGATAGAGAAGGATGGTAAACTGTATAATGCATCTGTTAGAGCAATCAATTAGAGTCTGTATGACCGTATGAGAGATACGGAAATGACTTAGGATGAAATAGATGAGTAGATATAGAAGTTAAGAGAATTGAGAGCTAAGATAATTAAGGCTTACGCTCCAGAATATTCTACTACTAAAGCATTACCATTAACTGCTAGGAAGCATGTTAAACCTGTAGGAATAAGAATAAGTAACGGTCAGCTTGATAATCAAGTAGATGAGGCAGGATTACCAAAGTTTAGAAAGCTAACTGAAGTAAGTGATTTTGGTATAACAGAAGATGCTATTGCTATGTCTGAACAAATAACTAGTGGAGATATCCAGTTTGGATATGGTACGGGCCCATTTGGTGTTGATCCTTTCTCTATAGATGATATGTTTACTAGAGATAAGACTGAAACACAAGGTATAGGTTATGCTGGTAAAATATACTTTATACCTAAACCTGAGAATACTCCTTCTGGTACTGCTACATTGCCTATTATGTTATCTGAGGAATTGCATAGAATATCTGGAGTAAACAATCCAGAGCAGGTTAAATTAGCCTTCAATGCGGATGGCACTCAAAATGTAGATGAGCAAGGAAAGCCCATTACTCCTTCTACTGCTGAGTTAATATTTAATATTATTACTGGTCAGACATCAGTAAGAGGTTCTAATGCTAAGGTAATTGATTCTTTCTTATTGTCATTATTAGCTAATAGTGGCTCTAATACATTTACTAATGGTTTAGAAGGAGTAGAAAGAGTTAAGTATAATTTCTTAGTAAGAAAGCAATTAGGTATATATACTGATGATAAAGGTAATAGATTCTTTGTTAACGGGTATCATAGTGAAGATGCTACTGTATATACTCAAGATGGTCCTAGAACTGAAAAGAGATTCAGTACGCAATTTACTAACTTAGCTACTTTAACAGATTTTGAAAAGAGGAGAATAGTATTCTAGATTTCATAGAATATACACTGGAATACTGATAAGGACGTATTAATGTCTGAATTCCCTCAAGAATTTATAGACTTATTGGTATCTATAGCTAATAGTTCTCCTAATCTAGTAAAGGATGAAAACAGTAGAATACCTATATTCTCTAAAGACTTAACGTTTTCTTTAAAAGAAATAGGTTATACTTTTAAAGACGGTAAGGCTGAAAAAGTATCTGATTCTCCTTTAGTAATTACTTGGGCTATTAATAATGGAATATTAAAGACAGATTTAGGTGAACATGCATTTTATGCTCCATTTATATATGCAGATGATGCTACAATAAATAGAGAAGAATTATAGAAACAACAAGACAAACCTAAACCTACTGTTAATACTCAAGATAAAGTAATAGAAGATGTAAGCAAACCTTCTCAAGCTAAGACAGCTAGTGGTAAGAAAGTTGTAATTGCAGAAAGAGCTACTCCTGAGAATCTTGAGAAATATGTATTAAGTATACCAGATAATGGAATGAAAGAAAGTCAATACCTTAAATGGGGTATTGTTCTCAATCCTAAGACTGGTAAAAGAGAAGTTACTCTTACTCCAATTAAGTTCTTAGGTGGTCTTAAATCAACTATTAAAGGTAGAGGTAAGTTTAATGAAGATTCTGCTAAGAAATGGTTATTTGATAAGTTAGGTATAGATAGCGATCAGATATTAGTAACAGACCAAATGATTAAGTTTGGAGCTAATGAAGAGGCGTACGGTTTGTTCAGTGTAGTAATGGATGCGCTTTCTAACGAATTAATACCTCGTATATCTTTATCTAGACAATCTGGTGCAGGTGTAGAATATCACGAAGCATTCCACTATGTAACTCAAATGCTATTGAGTGAACAATAGAGAACTAAGTTATATCAAGAATATTCTAAATCTAAAAGAAGTGCTAGAAATCTTACTCAAGATGAAGCAGAGGAAGCGCTTGCTGAAGAATTCCGTAATTACGCTAAGGATCAAAACGGTAAAGGTTTATTATATAATGTCATTAGAATCTTTAAGAAGATATATAATACCTTGTACTTCTGGAATTCTCACAGAAATATAATCAGAGCTTTTTTCAAGAGTATAAACGATGGTTAGTTTAAGGATTATAAAGCCTCTAAGCAAGCATTAGAAGATTTCTATAGCCGTAAACCAGAAGGTTTATCTTATTATATACCTGGTTTATCAAAGGAAGAAGAAGCTAAATTACCTCATATAACTGATCCAGATGTATTCTATCATGCTGTTAATTCTCTTACTAGTGGAGCGTTATCTATATTTAATATTAGAACCATAGAGGATGTTCATAATCTTAATACGTCTTTGTTATTTGACAGATTACAGTAGAATATAGACTTTGGTTGGATATCTGACGAATATGTAGATATTGCTCAGGATATAGTAAATAACAAAGATATATTTACTAGATATGTTCGTAAGAAGATAGAACAATTAGGAATTAGAGAAGTAGAAAAAGTAGATAATGAGGAAGAGTCTAGATTAAAAGTAGAGACTGGTGAACAATCTGAAAACAATTGGGATAAGAATCAAGGTGAAGTAAGTAAGAAAGATAACGTTAGCTTTAGAGCTAAACTGTTCTTCTACTCTATACCTAAGTATGAATACCAATTTGTTGAAGATGAAGAAACCGGCGTTATTACTAAAGAATTATTTCCTGTACATGATGATATGTTCCAACTTCCTGTAACTGAAGATTTCAATTTTGTATGGAATCAGATTATGGAGAACTTATGGGATATAGATAAGTATCAGGATATAATAGATAGAAGTGCTAATTTAGGTAATACTATTCCTTTCTTTAAATCTTTATATGATATTCTTACTTCGGAAGAAGCACCTATATCTGACAATACTAAAACTTAGTTAGAGATAACTATAAAGAGTTCTAAAGTACAGTTAGACACTATTACTACTAAACATCCTAAAGTAAATACAAGAGGTAAGTCTGAAGATGAAATAGCTAGTGAAATACAATCTAGCTTAAGTAAATTTAATTGGGTTGTAGAAGATAGTGATAATTTACGTAAAGTAGGTAGACTTCCTGCTAGATGGTCAGGTATGTTCTTCGCATCTGATGCTATAGACAGAACAGATAGTGGTAGACCCTTCATTAAACCAGAGTTTGCTAAATTCTTAAAAGACAGAAGAGGTAAATTAAGTTCTACTTTTAAAATAGTAAGTGATAGAATAAAGAAAGGTAAACCAGTAGATGATACTAAGATATAGGAAATAAAGGACACTTTATTGGATGTATTTAATGCTTTATCTATTCCTATGGATAACTTAGCATTAGATTATATGCTTAATAACTTCTATATTGGAACTACTGAATTTGATAAATTATATAATTTCTGGAAAGGCACTGGAGCTGGTAAAACAGAGAGATTTAATGAAGGTACTTTAGCTACTTTGATTAAATTAGCTGAAACTAAAGATATAGGTGTAAAATCTACATCAGGTGGTGGATACTCTAGAACTTTAGATAGAATGTTTACATTTGGTAGAAATTCTAATAGCTAGATAGCTGTGATGGCAATATCTTATGGTAAAGTACATCCTTCTCCTCAAGAATTTAGTGTTGTTGGAGCAGATGGTGCACTGATTTATCCTATTAGTGAGAATAACTATATGACAGATCAAATACGTAATATTAATCAAGATGCTAATAGTAAGAAACAATAGATATTAAGTACTCCATTCTCTGCGCATAGCTTGATAGCTAATGCTAAGAATACTAAATTTAAATTGCATACTTTCTTAGCACTGAATATAGATGAATCTAGTAGAGATTATTTCGGTATTACTCCTGTTGAAGATTATATTGCTAAGCTTACTCTTACTTTTAACGATAGAATGATATTACCTACTATGTCTGACAAAAAGACTTGGTATAGCATATCAGGTATCAAAATGGTAAAAGATATTCTTACTAGTAAATATATCGATATAGGAGACGCTAATTATGCAGCTATTATTGGAGAAGATTTAACAGCTGAAAATTCTACTTATGTAGGAGAAAGAAGATTTAGTCAAGGTACTCTTAATATATTCGCTAATTACTGGTTAGATGAGTTTAATGCTGTATGGGATTATTTCTAGAAAAAAGACTATATCGCGCAACATCCTACTTTAAGAGTAGACAATTACCACGGTAAGATTAAAAATGGTAAGATGGATCATACTGGAAATGGAGGTAGATTCAGATACTTTACTAGACTGAGACTTGGTGAAGATGTTTTAAATGTCAATCAAGAATTAGCAAGATTAGAACAATATGGTACTACAGAAGAGGTTCAGAAGTATTTAACAGATTTAAAAGTATTGTTGTTAGGTACATCTAAACCTAATTCTAAGGAAGTTATAGAACCTTCTGCTCCTATATTCTCTGCAATAAATCATTTGTTACTGCATGCTACTCAAAGAGAAATGCGAGCTCTTGTAAAGAGAGGTATACTTGGATATTCAAATGGCGAATACGTTAATAAGTTAATACCTAGTAATATATTCGATTACTATAAATCAGAACTAGATAGTTCAATGTATACATCTGAAGAATCTGGTCTTAAGAATCAAGATATATTATTCTCTGTAATTGGTTCTCATGTAGCTAATTAGGCTATTTCTATCATGGAAGTAGAGAAGTGTTTTACAGGAGATCCTGCTTATTATAAGTGGAAGAAGTCTAAATTTAAGACCGAACAAGGAGATTCTATTGATGTTATAACTGGTAAAGATGTTGATAAGATTAAACGTTTGTCTTCTGTATTATCTACTGGTACTAATCTTAGAACTATCTGGGATAATCCGGCTGAGAATGATACTAAAGTAACAGTAATGCATCTTGCTGATAATATGCTTGGTTCTGATTATTATGACGAATTAAAAAGTATATTCAGAAACTCTATTCTACGTGATTTATACAGCGAAGCTCATCCTAATTTAAGCGACAATGAAATTATAGAGGCTTTATCTACTAAACAGAAAGAAGATGCCTTCTATAATTCTCTTACTAAAAATTAGAAAGAGTTTGTAGATAGCTATACTAATGCTAGTGCTAGACCGTACGATTTCAGAAGAGACGATAAAGGAGATATCAAAGGTGGTAATATTAATCAATCTGATGCTGCTGTATATATTCGTCCTGCTATGTATAGACGTATTATGAAAGCGTTAGGACAATGGAGTGACGCTATCGAAGAAGCTTATCAAATAATGGAAGGAGAAGATGAGTCATGGATGAATAATCCGGAATTATATCAGAAGACTTTAGCTCTTGTAGTTAAACCTTTAAAGATGGTATATTTTGGAGACCATAGAGAGAACGATATAAATCTGAATGTTCCTGTATTCGATAAGATGGCTATGTTCCCATTATTCAAAGTAATAGCTAAGGCTGATAATAAGGTTTTATATGACCGTATGAATAATGAGGAATTAGGAGTAATCGATATGGTTACTTTTGAATCTGCGGTTAAGGTTGGCGGTAGAACTAAATTTGAAGCTTACGAAGGTCCTAAAAACGAACACTTTAATGTTGAAGGTTTGAATAAAAAATCCTTCAATCTTACTAAGAAAGAAGGAGATTTACCTGTATTTGTTCAAGATATTCGTAATTTACGTTTACAGTTGAACACAGATCCACACGAACATATTGACCGTTCATTTGGTACTTAGGCTGTTAAAATATGTTTGGGTAATCTTATAGACGATCGAGTGTACGGTACTAATAAAGCCACTACTAAGACTGGTCAACAGATTAAGACTCAAACAATGGATGCTATCAATTAGTTATCTGATATAGGTTATCATAGAATAATTAAGAGATTCTTCCGTAAAGGCAAACTGAATAATAAGGCTTTATCAGACTATTTAGTTAGTTAGGCTGTTAGCTCTGGTATGTCTGATGAGTTTGTTAAAGGTCTTACTCTTGATTAGGACGGAAATATACTTGTTCCATTAGCAGCCCAGAGTAGTAGACAATGGATTGAAAGTAGAATTATATCATTTATAAATAAAGAAGTAGTAGATATTAATACTCCTGGCGGTTCTGCTATTCAGATGTCTTCATTTGGTTTAAAAGCAACTGATGCTAGAATGAAAGAATCAGAGTTAAATGGTGCATTTAATGGTGGTAAGAAGCTTAGATTCCTAAATAAAGATGGAAGTATGGATGTTATTCTAAGTACTAACTTCTTTAGACATATAGTACCAAAAGAATATTAGACTTCTTATGGAACTATGAAGAAATGGTTAACTGACCATAATATAATTGGCACTAATTCTACTCCACAAGGTATTGGCTATCGTATCCCTACTCAGGGTTTGTCTTCTACTTTCTCATTTAAAGTAGTAGATGTGCTTCCTGATAGATTCAGCGATACTATAGTAGTTCCTGACGAATTTACAGCAATGACTGGTTCTGACTTCGACGTTGATAAACTGTATATTGCTATGTTGAATTACGATACAGATGGAAATATAGTTCAATATACTAATGACAAAGTAAGAGAGCAAAGTCCTGAAGCGTTACAGAACATGATAATACAGAATTATCAATTAGTAGTATCAGATACTAAGAATATGGCTGAGACTAGAGCGTCTATTGATACTCTTACTGGTATGCTACAAGACGATGTATTACCGTTAATATCAAGTTCTAGTAAACAAGAAGCAGATCCTTTCTATGAATTATTGCCTTCGTTCTAGGAATCTAGAAAAGAAGAATATACTAGTGGTAAAGCTGGTATTGCTCCATTTGCTCTTAACTCTACTAATCATGTATTAACACAGTTAATGCATCTTAATATGATATACAGTCATAGTAATGTATATCAATTAGGAGATTTAGATGCTATTAAGGGTCAAGATGGATTTAGAATTCTTGACTGGTTATCTGCTATGATTAATGCTCATGTAGACGTTGCTAAAGACCCTTACATTATTGCTTTAAATGTTAATCAGGTTACTTATAATATGACTAACCTATTACTTAGAGGTGGTAAAGGTAAGAATACTTTCTATTTCTTAGCTCAACCTATATTAAAAGAGTTATCCAATAGAGTTATCAATAGTAAAGGAGTATATGGAGCTGAGAATCTATAGGAAAACTAGATAATTACTGGATTATACAATGTGTATGGTAAGTTACTTAAAGAAGCCATAGATGCTCTGCCAGAAGGCGAAAGTAAACAAAATTGGAAAGCTAAATATAATGGTTTAGCTGAAGAAATTGGGTACTCTGCATACCCTGGAATAAAGAGTGAAGTAATAGATAAGACACAGGTATTTGATGAATCTAGTCTTATATACGCTTTAAAGAATAGAAAGCAGGATAATTTACTATTCTTATATCAATAGATTATTGTATTGCACGCTTATAAAGAACTAAGTATGGATGCTAAAACACTTAGTGAATTAGTACATAGATCTCAGATTGATACTAAGAAATTTGGTAATAATCTTGCACTATAGTTAAACTTTGTGAATTCATACTAGACATTTATATATGATAATTCCGGAGTATTTGAAATAAAAGGTAAGGAAGTAGACGATGCTTTGAAATACTACTTTAGTAATACATTCTTAAGTAAGAAGTTATATAATGCTACTACTATAGCCAGAAAGATTCTTAAGAGTCAAACGTTCCCTGCAACTTGGACTTACTAGAATATATTTAATTCAGTAATGGGTAATATTGTAGGAGGAGATATCATCAAAGGCACAGATGGCAACGATTTAATATCCTATAAACACTAGGGTGATAAGAAGTTTGTTCAGAATATAAATAGAATGATCGATAGTATAATTAGAGCTAGAGCTACTTCTAACATTGATTTCCTTAAAATGACTGATGATCAATTTAGATGTATGTTTATAGGTAAGAATACTATGTGTTCTAGATTAACTAAACTTAAGAGATATCTGTTACTTAATAAAGAGGCTTTTCCACATCTTATTAATCAAGATGGAACTATAAAGAATGAATTATTAAATTATTTATAGGAATATCCAGCAGATGGCTTAGAAGGGTAGAATGTAGACAGAATTATTCTATCTGAATCATCAATGAACAATGACTATGATAGAGAGAATCAGTTAATATCTGCTTTCGCTCAATTACTTGAAGATACCGATGATATAGTTAGAGAATTTGCAGAAGATTTGGTTAAATATGCATATTATACTTCTTATGATGAAAGAGGAGTAAATGCGTTCTTCCATTTAGTTCCTATTCAATATAAGATTGATAATGGTTATGTATCTAATATTAAAGAAGTATTAGACCAATTTAAAAATGGAGGAGATATATCTGGATATAGTTCTATAGCTCAAACTGGGGATGATCCTCAATCTATGAGTTTTCCTTCTATTAGATTAACAATAGCTAGAAATATGTGGGATGATCCTAATATAGTTCCTAAATATAATATCAATCTTAAGCCTAATAGCAACGATCCTTTCCAACAACAATAGGAAGACCGTTCTAAGAGTAGTGATTATGATATTGTATTGTCTAAATCTAGAAGTAACATTGGAGGTAAAGCTATTACTATGTATGACAGTTTTGCTGTTCCTCACTATAGAACTAGAAGAGCGGAATTCATAACTGTAAATAATGGTTCTGGATATAATACTTCAATTCAATTATATCAATTAATTGGCGAAATAGCTTATGTAAATGATGAAGGTAAGAAGAGTAAAAGAGGAGCTAAACTAATCTATAAGAGAATACCTAAATTAGGTATTAAAGAAAATGGATTTAGAGTTAATGAATTTGCAAAAGGTGGTTTGGATATATCAGCTTTTGATTAGAATGCGTTTGATGAAAATGTATTAACTGATGATAGTGTTATAGCAGAAACTGCAATGTCTAGAGTTAAATTACCTAAATTAAAGGATGAAAGTAGATTTACTAAACAGTTTATACCTCTTAGTTCAGATAATATTTAGGTAAAAATAAACGGAACATAGAAGCAAATAGAAGGTGATGTATCTGATGCGCAAGTAGTAGATACTACCTTTAATATAGATCCGTTATCTGAAGATAATGTAGTATATGATGAAACAGATGTATCAGACTTTGTCAATGTTAGTTTAGAAGAATCATTTGATGGATCTGAAGCTATGGACATCATAAATGAATAGTTAGATATATTCTCTGATATGCAAGAACAATTCTCACAAGAAACAGAAGATCCTTTTGCTAATGTAGATACTTCTTCTATTGCAAATGAAGCTTTCAACATGGATGTTACTGAAGATGTGGTAGATATGACTTATCTCGCTGAAATGGGTAAGAAACGTAAAAAAGAATGTGAATAATTATGCAGTGTTTAAATTTAAATAACAAAGAAGTAAAAGCAGCTGTTGATGAAGTTGCTAGAGTGTTAGGCAGTGAAGATGCTGCTTATTATATCATATCTGAAAATAATGGTTATGCTATAGACTAGGGCCCAGATGGGTCTTAGTCTGAGCTATTTTCAGACCTTTTAAGACGTTTTGACGGAGATCGTAATCAAGCTATTAGATAGATAGCTAAAACGTTTATACCGGCTTAGGGGTAGCCTTCTTATTTCTTTTCAAATATAGGTGATATTACCGGTACTTGGTCAGATGGTTCTCCTCATATGAGTACTACATCAGGACAAGTAGTTGAACGCTTAAAACAGTATATACCAAAAGATTCTATAGCATACTAGATACTTGATTTATTCTCTGATACTGATGTATATATTGGTGTAACATAGGAAGAAGATCAATTGGCTGGTAATAGCTACATGTGGTATAGTGGTAATACTCACACTATATGGATTAATAAAGAGATATTTGAAGAAACAGATATGGAGTACAATGCAAGAAGTATTGTACACGAAATGGTTCATGCATTTACTTCAAGATCTTTTGAAAATGTTAAAAATGGTGTAGGTACTGATTTAGAAATAAAAGTATATAATAAAGTAAAAGACTTATTAAACTTTAATAGGAAGTTATACTAGGAAATACATAATGAAAAAGGTAAGTGGACTGGTAGCTTGTATGGTTTAAAAGATGAATTTGAATTTATAGCCGAATTTCTTACTAATGAAGAATTTGTAAATAACATTGTAGATGATGCTAGATAGAAAGGATTATTTAGAGAAGCTATAAATAAGATAAGAGAAGTATGGTCTGCAATTGTTGATTTACTTACTGGAAAAGAACATGTAAGAAATGCAGAGGATACTAGAGATCTACTAATGGAGTTATTATCTTTTAATCTAGAAGATAATAATAAATCTGCTAATATTAGATTTGAGAAGTCATTAAACAATGAAGTTAAGAAGCTTGAAACAAATATACATGAAGCAGAAAAATATAACTTTGATACTAAAGAAGAGTTAGATAAGAGATTATCCGATATAAGATAGAACTTACTTTCTGGTTTACAATCTAGATTACGCAGTATAGACATCACTGATATATCTAAAAGAACAGAAGTAATAGAGAACATTAAGTATCAAATTGCTAATCTATAGAATGCTGCTATAAGCGATTTTGATGTTATAGCTTCTTTTATTACAGACTTAAAGTTAGATGTTAGAGATGTAGGTAACAGAGTGGTAGAAGCTTATAAAGGTTAGGCTGATGCTCTAACAGACGAAGAACTCGTAGCATTAAATAAGAACTATTTTGCTTTTTACTGTGAGTAGGCTAAAGATATATATAATTCTTTAGTAAACATGAATACTTATAAACAAATTGTAGGAGAAGTAAATTATAATAAATTAATGACAGAACTACAATTATGTAAGAGTATTTTAGATTAGAGCTATGATGCGGTTAAGCGTATGCAAGTAGTTAATGCTTAGAGAATCATGTTAAAGGAAGGTATAAAGGTAAATAGTCCTACTATATATAACTATATATCTGAAAATACTAGAAAAACAGATTTTGATATTAGCTATATTACTAGAGTGTTAGGTTCTGGAGATAGAATCAATGATGAAGCTATTAAGAGTTTGTTTAATATACTATAGAATACTGAAAATAGTATAAATGAAGTAGTGTTCCAAAAAGCTAATGAGTTAAATAAACTATTAAAAGTAGCAGGAAATAGAAATCAAAAGTTGTTATTTGAAGTAGATGAAAAAGGTAATACTACTGGTTATATAATTAGAGATTTGAACTACGGTAGATTCTATAAAGATTTAAAATAGTTTAAAGAATAGTTATAGAGAGAATTCGGTGTAGACCATCAAACTCTTCAATTACCTGAGAACATAGCTACTAGAACAGAGTATAATAAAAGGCTTAATAAGTGGTTATCAGAACATTGTGAACGTAAATATACTAACGAATTCTATGATTTGATGAATTCTCTTAGCCCTGAAGCTGCTTCAGCGAGAGAGATGATAATGTCTAAGATAAGAACTTCATCTAATAAATATAGAGATAATAATGGAGTAATTCATTATGAATCTATGACAGATGAAGAATGGAATACTTTACAACAGTATGAATTAGACAAGAAAGAGTTAGCTAGTATCTATGATATATATGGTAATGAAAAGCCAGAAGGTTCTGTAGAAAGAAGAATAGCCGACGAACTTACTGAACTAAATAATAAACTATCAAAGAATCTTAATAAGAATTATAATCAATAGAAATTCTAGGAATTAATTGAAGAAAAAAGAAATAGTCTAAGTAAGCACGAATTTAAAAAGTGGATGGATCGTAATACTAGAGTTGTATATACTGAGGAGTTTTACGAACAATTAGCTAATTTAGATAGAACTGACTATGGAGAAGTATATGCTGAATATAATAAGTAGAAGAGAGCTATCTTAAATATGTTCAGAGACAATCGTACTGGTGAAGTAAATCCTAAGTTAATGCCTAATTCTACTAAAAGATTACTAGATTAGTTAGAGGTTAAGATGAATAACATAAGAAAGTCATCTAAAAAAAAGAGATCAAAGACTGAATTTAGTAAGATAGCTAGAGTAGTAGCTACTGAAGCTTATAAGAGAGACGAAGCTGCCGCATTAGCTAAAGACCAAGAAGTTCCTGGTAGTTCAGAGGTATTCTATTTAACGAATACTTATAACACATCTACTGGAACTGCTCCTAAATCTTGGTATACAAAGATTGCTCCTAAAGATAGTAAGTATATACAGGTTATTCCTTCTTCTAATTTATCTGAATTATCTTCAGAGTCTCCGTTTGTTAATAAGAACTACAAATAGGATAATGACGAGTATTATCAGCCTAAGAGATCAATATATGATAATAGCAAAGCATATAATGAAGTAATGTCTAACAAAGCATTATTTGAACTTAGAAAAGCTTTAATAGATACAATGGAGGAATCTAACAGTAAATTAAATAATCTAGAATATTTGAATAAGTATAGACTACCTCAAATATCTGGTAGCTTATATAAACATCTTAAAGCATCTGGATTTAATCCATTTGCTGCTGTAGGTAATTATTTATTAGATGCTGCTACTGTAAAGAATGATGATGTTGGTATAAATAAAAAGGTACTTACGTCTCCAGATGGCACTTCTTTAGCTCTTATTCCTCAATACTTTACTAAATAGTTAGATGATCCTGCTACTATATCAGCAGATATGGTTGGTTCTGTTATTCAATATTTTAAAATGGCAGAAAACTTTAAATAGAAGAATGAAGTAAAAGGTAAAGTAGAGAATATAAAATCATTCTTAGCATAGAGAAAGTATACTGGTACTAGTACAATAGGTTCTATTAAAAGAATATTTACTGGTAAACAAGAACCTAAACTTGGAACTGATACTAATATATATAAGTTCGCAGAGTAGTTCATTAATATGAATCTATATGACGTTAAGACTAATGCTTTATCTATATCCATTAAGAATAGAGAGATAAGTATAACTAAGCTATTAAAGACTATTACTGGTTATGGTACATTACGAAATCTTGGTTTAAACTTTGCTTGTGCATTTACTGGTTTCTTTACTGCTGCTCATGCTCATCTTGTCAATTCTTTGACCGGTAGATATTATACTTTTGGTAATGCAGTAAGTGCATTTAAAGATGTAGTATTCGATTTGTTTAGACACGGTTTAAGTGTTGGTAGCAGAACATATAAGAGCGAATAGATGGCTTATATGGATTACTTTGAGGTTGGTTCTACTATGGATAGTTTGTTTACTAATACTAATAGACCTAAATTTATAAATGTCATTTAGAAGTAGTGGGCTTTTGGATTATACTCAGTATCTGATTATTTTATAAAAGGTCAAATACTAAATAGTGTAATGTACGATTATAAATACATTGATGGACAATTCATGCATCACGAAATGTTTTATAATAAATATGGTAGAACAGATGAAACCTAGTAGAGATGGAAGAAAGCTAAATCATTTAAAGCTTTAACTAAGTTTAGTGCTGGCAAAATAGTTGCTATTTCTCCAGAATATCAACAAGCTGTAGATAAAGCTAAGTTTACTATCGGTAATGCTGCCAGATAGTTAGCCGGTTCTGCAGATGGTCAATTAAGTCCTTTACAGAAAGCCTAGATGAGCGCTAATGTATTTGGTGCAATGTGTATGATGCATAGACAATATATCCCTATTATTCTTCAATAGAGTTTTACTATGGATAGACAATGGGATTATCAAACTCAAAGAGAAGTAGAAGCTATACTTAAAACTCCACTTAGAGTATTTGCTCAAACTTGGAAAGACAAATCAGGAGCAGACCTTATTACTACTGTTTTAAAATAGACTTTTCTTAATAAAGGTTTTTCAAGTGAGTTAGATAGAACTAACATCAAGAAGTTAAAGATAGAAGCAGCATTATGTATGTGTTTATATCCTTTAATAAGAAATGTTCTAAAAGAAGAGGCAGATAAAGATAAAAGAAACATACTTCTTAATCTATTTGCTTATGTAATGGCTAGAACTGCTTTTGAAACTACTGCTCCGTATAACCTAGTAGATATATATAGCACTATTAAAACACCTACCCCGCTATACTCATTATTGGATAACGTTGGGTCTGTAATTTCTTATCCTTACGATTTGATATTATCAAATATAAGAGGAGAAAAAAGTAAATAGGGTAAAATGATAACTAGAGGTGCTTATAGAGGAAAAACTCAATTAGAAAGAAATGTATGGAAAATAACTCCATTTAAAAATCTAATTGAATTAAATGATATTCCAAGTAAGCGTAGATATTATGATACTCAGATTACTGGTGATTAAAAAAATTAAAGGCAAGCTTTTCACAAAGCCTGCCTTTTTTTGTGTAGAGTAATTCTTAAAATATAGTATCATAAAATGAACTATCTAGATAATCTTTCCAAAGTATTGCCATACTTAATATAAATTCTTTAGTACAAAATTGCGTACCATTAGTTTGCATTATACTGAAATCAGCTTTTTGGTCATTAGTTTTTAACCTAAATCTATAGCAAACTATATCATCTTTTATTATATCATTATAGAAAAATTCATTTTCCTGAATTCTTCTTACTATATAATACTTAGGATATGTTTTATATTGAAGTATTAAAAACTCTTTATCTATAGTAATATCTATAAATAAATCTGAAGTGAATACTATTGGATTTATTTTAAATAGGGTTGCATAATAACGCAACCCTTTATTATATTTATCAAAGTTCAACTTCTTCATTGCAAACTATGTTTTCATCTACTTCAAATACTTCTTCGCATGAATCCATAGCTATTGCAATTAAAAAATCATTTAATGTCTTAGGTTCTAAGTTCTTCAATTCCATCATTTTCGTAATATTTACGAGTATGGTCCCAATTACCTGTCTGATAATGATATGATAGTTCTGTTAAAGCTTTGACAATGAGGTCCTTACGACTATCTAACTCTAATTCGTTAAACATATTAAATACTCTCACTTCATTACTACTATTTGTTTGAATAGCAATAATATATGCTTCACAATCATAATCTGAAATATCAATTCCTTGATCTTTCATGTACCAACTAATTGCAAGCAAGTAATAAGTTATCTGTCTATAATAATCAAACTCTTCTACAGAATGTTTAAAATTATAGACATCACTAGTTGTTTTTAAGTCGATTAAAATAATCTTCTTATTTATATGATCAAATATGCATCTATCAAGTAGAGACTTACAAGGTGCAATCCAATCATTAATAGGTAGTTCCCAGTTAATATGAAACTCATTATGAGATTCTACTCCAGGAATATCTTCTAATAACTCTTTTGCTTTTTTATGATTATCAATATTATTCTTAATATTTTTAAGCATATTTAAATCAGCAAAAGATATTACTTTACGATTATCTTTTTTACTTTGTAATGCTTTAATATAATCAGCATAACGATTACATAGCTCTGTAGCTTCTTTTAAGACGATTTCAGAGCTTTTTGAATTACTGTATGCAGATTTGTATGCAGCAATCTTTTTATCGTCTTCTATGAGTTCTAATGAATTAGCATAAGTCTCACAGAAATCTTTTTGTTGTTTTACTTTAGGCACCTCATAATCAAGAATTATATAATCATTCCAAAAATCTTCTGGTTGCAATATATATTCATGTATCATAGTACCTCTTTCAAGTTGAGGAAGTTTTAATCCTTCTTCCTTTCCATCTATCATATCTCGATAGAAACGTGGTCCTTTCTTCAAGAACCAACCAATAGCAGAATTTGATATTCTCGTATTGTCTTCATAATACGGTTTATCAATTATCATTCTTACTTAATTCTATAGTTACTATTTTAGGTCTTTCTCTTTCAAGATAACTGTCAGTTAGTATACTACAATTATATTGATTTAAATGACCATATGATATACCATCATGCCAATGCCCAAAAAAATGATGCTTATACTTACCAAAACAGTAATGTTCAAGCTTTTCATTATAATTAGGATTTTCATGAGTAATAAGTATATCACAGTTTTGTATCTTTTCATATGGGCATATATACTCATCATATTCATTCTGAATATCTTCAAATGCCCATGTTTGCCAATGTATAGGAGCTATCCAAGGAGTTCCATAAAAAGTTATTCCTTCATATTCATATAACTCATCAACAAGAAATACTACTTTATCATTAGTTAAAGTTGATATCTTAGTCTTAAAATCTTGCCAACTCAAATCCTTTACAATATCATTAATAAGATTTTCTATATAAATATCATGATTTCCTGGAACTACAATTACCTTTTTACACGGTAATTTGTCTACCCAATTGACAAAAGTAATAGACCAGAATTTATCTGATTCTTCGTTACTTCTCTGAGCAAGTAAATTTACTATATCTCCTGCTATACATAACACATCGCATTCTGGTATATTAATTAAATGACCATGTATATCACTTATTGCGCATATTCTCATGGTATAAAGTTTTAGTTAGTTTATATATAATTATACTATAAAATAGTATCATTTTTTCAGTTTTTTTATTAACCCATCTACCTCCTTTTGATTATGGACTATATAGAAATCAACCTGTATATTGTTACTACATAAGTAATATCTAAATAGTTTCTCTCTTAAAGGCCAGGCTTCATTAGGGTATCCTTTACATTCAATAACAAAGTTATCTCCTACAAAGTCAGGTAGATAAGTCATTGCTCTATACTTTTTATTATTAAAAGTAAAAGCTGGAAGTAGCTCATATCGATGCATCTCGTAATCTGCCATGATATTTGCCTCTTTCAGCTTTTTATATGTATAAGTTTCAAGTTTACTACGAAATTTAATTCCATCATATTCATTTGGAGTTGCATTTCGTACTTTACTATTTAACTATTTTTTTCTTCTCATTAACCTTTATTTTTTTTGTACTATTAAATGTAATCCATTCATCCTTATTATATGCTTTTATAGTACTTTCTAATGTTACGTCTTTATTATTGTATAGACTAATTACTCCAAATTTGAGTAATTTCCAATACCTTATTATATTAGCCATATTACTAGTAGACCGTAACCAGTTTATTATATAGTCTAATAAGAAAGTAGGTATATTATATATTACTAATAACCAAACTAATGGAATAGATAATATAA